GCATTGCCAGCAGGAGAAAAAGCTACCCACGTGCCTGTACTCGCTGGCAACGTGGAGGGATTGGCATATTTGGTGCCAAAACCACTACCACTATTCCACCGATACACCGTGAGGAAGGGAGAAGTTGCATGGGCCACCGCGATCACGTCGCTGGCAGGAGAAAAGGCTACGCCACGACCGTTCCCCGTCGGCAGCGTCGTGGGATTGGTGTATTTGGTACCAAAGCCGGTACTACTACTCCACGGATACACCGTGATGAAGGGAGAATTCGCGTGCGACAAGGCCACCACGTCGCCACCCGGAGAGAAGGCTACACTCGTGCCTGTACCCGTCGGTAACGTCGTAGGGTTCGTATACTTCGTGCCAAAGCCACTACTACTCCACGGATAGGCTGTGACGAAGGGAGAAGTCTCATGCCCCACCACAATCGCATCCCCGTTGGGGGGAAACACCGCCAAGCGACCCGTACCCGTCGGTAGAGTTGTGGGATTGCTGTACTTCGTACCAAAACCACTACTATCCCACGGATACACCGAGACAAAGGGAGAAGTCACGTGCGCCACGGTAAGGATATCACCGTTCGGAGAGAAGGACACACCGTAGCCCGATCCCGTCGGTAGGGTCGTGGGATTGGCATACTTCGTACCAAAGCCAGTAGTACTCCACGGATATACCGTAACGTAGGGAGAACCCGCGTGCGCAACAGCAACGTCACTCATGATTCCGTACTCACTTTCCGCAGTTGACGCCGCTTCAGTGCTTCTTGGTACAGCTCGTCTCGCTGAGATTGTGGTAGCTGATTGGCGAGATGGTCCCGATACTCCCGGGCCTTGGTCAGCTCTCCCAACGTCGAACGCCGCTGCCGTTGCAATTGATCGAGTTCTAACAACTCGACTAACAACTGGACTTGCTCGTCGCTCAAGGTCAAATCGGCATACACTTCCGGTAGCGTGCGCTGTCGCCAAGCCTCGAGTTCCTTGGGCCAGCCTTGCGGGTGTTTTTGCCGTAGCTGTTCCAGCCGAGCTTCCAGCGTCCGTAGATTTAGTTCGTAGTTTTCGACTTCTTCGATGCGTGCCAGCCATTGTTCGGCTAGGCCCGCTAGCCGCTCTTGTTCGGGGTCAAAACGAATCAAGTCTAATAGCTGTTCTTTTTCCTGCGCGTTGATGAGTCCTGCTTGGCACGCCATCTCACTTAACTGCAACACTTTCTCAGCATCGTAAAATTGAATGCGATCTTCCTCGATAAACGCTAAGCCTACTCGTGCGAGTTTAGCAAGCTCCGGCAGCGTCTGCGGATTGTTCAATACCTGTGTCAGCCGGTGTGGCAGGTCAATCTCTTTGGCCCAAGCAGTAATTTCACCAACAAACGCATCTCGATACAATGTGACCATGAATTTGCCCCTTGGTGTTTATTAGAAAACTACCGGCTGACGATTCGCTGCCATGTCTCAAACACCTGCTGCTCCAGCGGTAGATGCTCGTGTCGCGTCGGCAAAGGCTGGCCCGGCCAAAACTTAGCTTGACAACGATGCACTATCCACGACGTGCCTTCCCAGCGACACTCGAAAATGCCGCTGACACAGCGGGCATTGCCCAACGTGCGATAGCGCCTTTGCGTGGCGGCCAACGTGACACGCCATTGATCCTGATCCCCAAAAGCATACTTGCGACCACCATACTTGCCGTCGTAGTAGGCATAGTCACTGTGCTGGTTCAGCCAATGAGCAATCACAAACTCGCGACTAAACGCTCGCAAATCTACCAACAATTGCCCGCCTTGCACGGGGGGCACTTCGGCTACCGCTTGGGGATCCAGCCCGAACGCATAAGGATCCACATTGCTTGCTGTGTTGGCCAAATCGATCCAGTAAACAAAAGGATCTTCAGCCAGCAAATTAAACAATGGTTCTGGGTTGCGTACACAATACGCATCAGCATCTAAGTATAAGATACGTTTCCAGCCACAATGAAGCATTGCGAACGTCTTGTGTTCCCAGCCGCGCAAAATCCGGGGCCGTTGGCTTTCCGGCAACGCGGTCACTACTTGTGAGGCATCCACGATTTTCACGTCTTTTAGGTCCGCGACCCAAGCGGGATCAAACGGTTCCTCTTGACCGCCCCGGTGCCAAATCTGAACAGGAAGTGTACAGCCTGTTTCACGCAGCAAGTGGGCCGACAACGCAGCCATGGGACCATAGCGACCACCGCCTACGAGAAGCACTCCTTCGCCCCGTGCATGCTCCAGCTTCACCTTGGCGGCTTGTTCGCGCACAAATTGAAGAGCCGCGATATGCTCTTGTCGCACTTCAGTACGCAAGGGCCATGCTGGAGGTGCAGGTTGCAACTCTTTGGCTTGGATTGGGTCTATTAGGCCCGGCACAATTTCTCGATTTACCCTTTGCGTTGTGCGATCACTGCACCGCAAACACGAGCGGCCCGCTTCGGTGCGGACCAGTCCCGAGCAAACTCTATGCAGGCTACAAGCGTACAGTGGATACAGAGTGTTGCCACAGCCGTCTAGACATCGTGACGTTTCGCCAGTAGCTGCACCGCGATGCACACACGGTGCGAAGCGTTCCAGACGTTCCAGCCGCTCAGCTGTGTTTGCGATTGAGGTCGCAGTTGTGTTTGCGGCGGCAGGTGGACGCATGGCTGTGGGCAGCGATGCGGCGGGCAAAGGCAGCTTAGCTCGACATTCGGAACAACGTGGCGACGGAACTGCATGACCGCAGGGCATGACTTAGGATCCCTCCTCCACACAGGGGGCCGGCGTAATCGTAATCGTGCCAGGGTAATTGCAAGAAGGTTCGCCGGTGCTGGCAAAGGTAAACGTGCCGCCTGTAGCTGGATTCCACGCCGCGCAGTTGTATTGTGCTTGTGCAAAACCGTCAAAGATTTCCAGCGTTGCTGTGCCGCCTGTGACCACGAGGGTAATGTCTTGCACTCCGTTGCTAGCGTACCATGTATTGTGGCCGGCAGGCAGCAATGTCGCTGCATCGAAGGTGCCGCAGGATCCCAGTGACGTGGCGGGGAAGCAGTAGTTTTGGCTGCCTGAACCGCCACCTGAGCCACCGCCACCGCCTGAACCGCCTGAACTGCCTGAACCACTGCCAGCCCCACTGCCAGCCCCACTGCCAGAGCCGCTGCCAGAGCCGCCACCAGAGCCACTTCCACTGCCGGAGCCAGACCCAGAGCCTGGGCCTCCCGAAGGACAGGTAGTAACACTGACCACTGGCGTAAGGTCCAAGAGACACGAGCCTTCGCCAAAAATCTCTACTCCGGTGCCGCCTGTATCGCAATCAAATGGATCAAGTAGCCAAGCCACTGCAAAAGGACTTGGCATCTGGCTGCGGTAGACGTACAGATAGGCCGTGCCGTCGGCCTGAATTTCCAGTCCGATGTAGTTGGGTCCGATGTCAGGGTCGGCGAGCGTAGGATCGTACCACAGATTGTCGCGCAGCCAGACCAGTTTTCGCAGGCCAGCAAAGTTCGAGCAGACGCCGCCCTCGTCGGGGAAAGTGACTTCGTAGCAAGTAGTGGTAAGACACCCAGGAGGCACGCTGCTTGAGAGGCCAAGACAAGGAACGCATGGATTACGCACCAGGTTTAAGGACAAAGCCCCCCCCCTGATTAAATCCGGCCTCCAAATGAACCATTCGGATGCAAAGCTATCAACAAAATTCAATTGAATGTTGTCGCAATTTGCCACGGTTGTATTGTCTATCCTCTCTATCTTCTCAAAAACTGCATCGGCAATCGTAATGGGCATCATTGTAAATGATGCAAATGATAAGTCTCTTATATACAAACGAATGTAAAGATTATATATCCTAGAAATCACAGGCGCACTTGGATCAGGCCAATTATTAAGTTCTGCCAAAATATGCATTTGTGTAAAACCCGAGAATTGATCATCGGGGTTTAGTGGAATAAAGCATTCGGTTCGCCACATGCAATAAAGAGATTGTTGAAGAGTTGGATCAAGCCCGAACTTTTCCAAGCGTAGGCATGTATTGGCATATTTGCCATATTGTCCAGTAAAACCAGACAGTGTGACATAAAAAGGAGATTCTGTTTCAAAATAGCAGTCGCATGGATACCGACCTGAAATATTGATGTTCCCGCTCCCGCTTCCGCTTCCGCTTCCGCTAGAAATCGGGGGAGAAAGTTCACAACAGGAATCGGTCGTATATACGGACCTACCGTCTCGTGAGCGGATATTGGCTGGGAATCCGTGATACCTTTTTCCCACTGTGAGCGCCTCGCCTGCAATTGGCAGGAACCGTGCCACGCCGATTGTCCGCCAAGTCAGTGGACCAACAGAATTGCCACCGCTACCACTACCCGATCCGCTGCCACTGCCTGAGCCGCTGCCCAACACAGCTCGCCGTAGTTCGAGCAAGCCCACCAAGTACGCACCATCTTCATCCGGATCCGGCAAAATCACTCGGCCCACTCGCACCTTGTCCGCAAGATGAAACAGCCACCCCGCTTGCAATCCAACTACATCATTAGGCCGCAGTCGAACAATCACCCCTTCTCTACCTGCCGGCAAGCCAATAGTCCGATTGGCCTCTACCGCTACAAGCCGCTCATCGCCCTGGGTCAAAAACGACGAACGCTCCCATTCCTGAGTGTCCGTGTTGAAGACCACCGCTTCCCAGGTGTAGTAGCCATCCCCCAACTCTGCCGTGAGCCGACCGTGAATGTCCCCCGTGGGCGGCAGCAAGGCCAGTTGCCCCGCTCGGCCATGCCCCGCCTCGACCAAGCCGTCGTTCAACGCAAACGGTACGCCTACAGCGGCAGCGTGATTATCTGGGTTCCAGTTCGACCAACGCATCAACCATCCTCGCGCGCTTACGGAATTGGTGGATCAGGACGAAACAGCTTGCGAAAATCAAAAGGTGCATATGTGGGACGCCCGTTTGCTAAGCCAGTCAATGTAATCTGCCGATAATCAATGTCCGGCTGAGGTGCTGAAGTCGTACCACGAATTACACGCCGCAGAAAAAAATTGTGTCCCACATTGACTTGATCACGTCGGCGAATCTTGGCGACGTAGCGAAAACGATAGTCAATGTCAAAAATCAGTGTGCCAAGGGCGGAATTAAATGGCCGAACTTTGGGAGCTAAACAAAGAAGCGTCCCTGCCGGAAAACCATCAAATTCAAATTCGTTAACGGTGCCCATGGCAGCGAGGATAGTCCGCACAGGCACTTCAGGCACATGATGATGCGTATAAACGCGATCCCAGCCTGGTTCGATCATGCCCATTGCTTCAGCAATGTACGGCCCCGGCTCGTTGACATTTTGGGCACGCACGCCGCCATTGGCCGCAACTAAATCGCCCGGGTCATGCACCATGCGCATGAGGCCCGTGGGAATGCTAATGGCCCGGTCGAACGGGTCGCCCCCGGTGGCGACATAGCGTGCAAGCGTGCTTTCGTCAGGAGCTAGGTTCTGCGACGTGGCTGTGTCCCAGTAAGGTGTACCTCCGGGATCGTTGCTATTGTAGTCGCGGTACAGTCGTGGATCCGCATCATGCAGGATACCGTAAGGTACGCTGGCAAAGGTAAGCCAGACTTTGGCCCATCGATAGCGTGGCGATCCCGTGAGTGGATAGTTGCCGATTGGACCGACCCCCTCGACTCGCTGCACGCTTTGGCAAAAGAGGAATGGCTTGGCATCGTTGTCAAGCAAATCTGGCCAAACGTAAGGAATGTTGCGTTGGATATACCTTGCAGGTTGCCCATTGGGAAAAACCGTTTCAATCTCAGGGAAGCCAATCATTTGCCGAACAAACACATTAAGATAGTCATAATCCACCAACGCCGGTGCAGTCAGGCGAGAGCCATTGTTGGCCAATTGCAGATCCGGGCCGCCTACGTCAGGTGTAAGCCAGGAAAAAGAAATGCGATCAGCAACGTTATCCACATGCGTGTTAGGCATAGCATCTCCTAATACATCCACTGTGGTAAGATGCGAAGATCACGAATCGCGTCTTTTACTTCTTTCAAAAGCACATTGGATTGCTCCAGAGCTTGTAACTGCTTAGCCATGTTAGCCGCTTGCAAATCGTCACCTTTGAGAGCAGCAATTTGAAGCCGATCGGCTAACGCTTCACTGCTGGAAATCACCGGTGCAGGTAGACTGCCTAACGCTTGCATCGGGCCACCTGTGGTGCCACCACCCCCTACGGCATTTTGCAATCGTGAAATGGCGTCCAATCGCTCACGTGCTTGTGTCAGTGTGCGAGAAATGCCGTAGTCAACCATCACACTGCCGGCAGGATTAATCGGAAAACTTAGATTGCGAGCATCTAACAGTTCAGGACGTTTTTGTTTTAACACTCCCAGAGGTGCAGACGTATAGCCTTGAGTAAAATACGTTGATGGGATGTCACTGCGAAACTCCTGCACGACACGATCTCTGATCGCGTCGGGCAATTTAGCCGCTTCCTGCACTAGGGTGCTTGACATTCTGGCGTCGGCTTCTGCGCCTACAACCCGTCGCACCTGCTCCATTGTCTTAGGGCGTTCACGCAAAACAGCTTGTTGAAATGGAGTAAGCTGAACACCTTTAGGAATTTCCCCCTCTCTGAGGCTTGGATATGCGTTAAACAAGCTAATCGTGCGAGACGCTTCTCGTACATTTTCCGCAAATGCCTTGCTAATCGCAGCGTCAAAAGCATAGGCGGTGTCACGTTGCGATTGTGTCGCCTTGTAAACGGCGTCTGCTTTTTCAAACGCTTGCTTTGCTTCTTCTGCTTCTTTATCTAGTGCTTCTCGGGCTTGCCCCAAAATAGTCGGGGATTTTTTCTGCGAAGCTGACTCGATGAGCTTTCGCGTTTCGGGAGAAACCTTTCGCAAATCTGTGACTTGCGGTTCAGCACTGCCGGCATCACGCAATCCTGCAATTACCCCCGCCACTTTGCCCGCCGCCGTAGCGGCACTATTGGCGTTGTTGGACGCCAGATACCAAGCCGCCGCCAAGCCCGCCACCGCCGCCGTGGCCGCAATAATCGCCGTCACAGGGTTGGAAATCATGGCCACCGTAGCCGCTCGTGCCGCCACGGCAACGGCGTAAAAAGCTTGACCAAGTTTGTACAAAGCCGCCACTCCGGCCAGCACACTCACACCCGTAATCACCACGCGGGCCGCGTAGCTTTTGGTTGTCGCATCCAGACCATCAATATATGCCGTTACTTGCTGGATGTATCGAGAAGCTTCATTCAGGGCAGGTGTAAACATCTGCCCAATGCTGATGCTTAGCCCTTCCACACTTGCCTTGTATGTTGGCCAGCTGATAAATGGATCAGCAGATGACGCAAAGCCGGTCATAGCGTCTCTAAGTTGTGCAAACAGGCTTGCACCTTGCGCACCGGCATTCTGCGCGAATTGCGTAATGCCACCCCCGCCGCCCGCCTGCCTTTGCTGCTGGGCTGCCACGGTCGCCACCTGGCCGGGCAACGCCAGCACGGCCATCTGCGCCGACGCTTTGGCATCCATCGACACAATGCGAACCGGGAGAGGCAAAGGAAACCCTGCACCCTGTCCCCCAGCCGGCCCCTTGACCGTCGGTGTAGTCACGGTGGCAGGTGAAAGATCCGCAAGTGATGGTGTATTGATGCTGGGCGTCCTCGAACCCGGTGGCGGTGGTGGAGGTGAGACCGCACCGCCACCGGGCGGATTGATTAGCACCAACGGCAGCGACGCGGCTAAGTTATCGGCCTTTGCCCCAGATCTCGATGCCGCAGTCTGGGCACCAGAGACGCTTCCTGTCCCCAATTGTGTGAGAAGCGGTTGCAGGCGTTGGGTCAATCGCTCAAAGGCGGCAGTCAAGCCTAGCGAAGCGAGATCTGCACTACTGCGCAGTCGCTCCAGGGCCTCCGCCGCGTTGCTTGCGAATTGTCTGAGATCGGCCATGTGCTTCTAGCTCCGCAATCGCCTGAGCCGTTGCTTCCGCTTCCACCTGCGCATCTCCCCGTTGCTTCTTGCGCATCGCCTCGCGTTTTTTGAACTTCTCGGCTTTGCGTTTGGCTTCAGCCTCTGCCTCACGGGCAAGCTGCTCTTGCACCAACTGGGGAATCCGCCACTCGCGATAGCCTCGTTTGCGAAACAGGCTAGCCAACTCTTCGGCGTGTGTCATCACCTTTTCAGGCGGCTCGTGATACTCCACTAGCAGTTGTCCTTCCCTGCTTCGCTTGTGCATGAGTACGTTAATAACATAGTAACGTGTCAATTGTCCTTGCTCGTGCATGCGATAGCCGGCGTCCTCGAGCATTGCCATGAGGCTAGATTTTTTCATGCGTCTTAAACGTTGACGTTGCTGCTCTCGCTTGCCCCCGCTTCCGTTTTTGGTGTCTCGGGGGCTGACGAGTTTGGGTCCGCATTCACGGCCCGCTGAATGGCACAAAATTCAGCCCACTTGGCCGGATTGGCCACCAGTCGCTCGATCACGTCACGACGCACCGGGGCCTCGCGGTTAAACGCACCCAACGTGAGATAGGCAAGCTCCTTTTGTCCCGTGCGGCTGGTTTGGGCAATCATCGAGTGGTAGCCCTCGAAGTCGTAAATCTCAGCGGCACAGTCGCGTACCCAATTGTCCATCTGCTGTTGGTACTGGACCGGGTTTATGGCGTCAGCATGCCGTTGCAGGGCCAGCAAGGCGTTGCGCTCCAGCCAACGCCGAAAGAGATCCTCCACCTCGAACGTCCGCCGCCCGATTTTGTAAATGCGCCCCTCAAACTCGAATTCCATCGGCTGTTCCACGGCTACTCCTCGTCTCAAGTTGGGGTGTTACCGGCTGACCTTACCGCGAAAGTCGGCCCACACCATCCTGATTGCGCAAGAAATAGCTGCCATCCGTCACGCCCTCAATCGTGATCGGCTGTAGGCCGTTAGACTGACCTTCGGGCGTTACTTTGGTCAGCCGCAACATCGGGAAAGAGTGAGGCAATCCCGCCGCGCGACCGTCAGGGTAAATTAACACTGCCACTACATTTGCTGACGCAATGCTAAGTGGTGCAGCAAAAATATCGTTCGTATCATCAAATGTTGCCGTTTTAAGCATCACTTTGGCCTGAGACACGCCGGACGTGTTGGTAGCATATCCGGCCCCCACCGGGTCCACGCTACCATCGCCACGCACCGCCTCAGAGTTGGTTGTTTCCAACGCCGGCGTCTCGTCATCGATTCGATATTCGCTTACGGTGTAGGGAATACCGTCAATATCCACTTGTGCGTTGAATCCAGCTAATTGTGCCATGATCGCTACTCCTCATGGAGATAGTGTCAAAAGAAAAATCCAAGAGGGGCTACGATTCCCCGCCTGCAATGATCACCAACACTTTAGCCGCGACTGCATTGTCGTTGTTGGTGATGAGTACGTCTTTATTTGAGGCATTTACGGTAATTCCGCTTGCCGAAACATCATCGCACCAAATCACACGACCATTGGTCAGGATCAGTGTGTGAGCCTTGGCCCCAGTAAACAGGGTGTTGCCGTTGGTGCCACTGTCACCAATCGTGATTTGGCTAGCCGCCGTGCCGCCCTTATTTGCGGGCAGCAGACAAAAGCCAATCTTCTTGATGCGTGCAAAAACGCCACCCGAACGGCCTAAATAGTCCGTGAACGATTGCAGGTCGAGCGTGGCCGTTCCACCAGCAGTGACATCCACAATGTCGGCGTAAAATTGGTTGCCGCCGCCCGCAGCATTGTTTGCAATCGCTTGCGACAGCAACGAATCCAGCGAAAAATTGATAGGTTTGCGTGTTGCCGGAATGCTTACCCCAGCACCCGTGCCCTGGCCATTGATGACAGCATTTCCGGTGATCGACAACCGAGCGTCAAGTGTAAATCCATTAAGCGGTGCCATGTCTGGTTCCCCCTTTGCTAAGAAACTACTCTCTAAAGCGTCAACGCTTCGATGATTTCAAGTTCCACCTTGAGAATCAGATAATCGTAGCCTTCGGCGTAGGCTGCGCGGTTGAAGTTGGTCTCTTCCCGCATGCGGCCCATCAAATAGCCAGGAATCAGCCCCCGCAGGGTGCGCGGATGCGCAACCAGGTTGGCAATTTTGCTGAGGATCACTGGATACTGTTCTTGGGCCGTGATCGGGTCGCGATTGCCCTTGGCCACCAACCCCAGCGTGATCACGCAAGTGCGCTTCATGCTGGGCCTGCTATCCCATGGCACTCGCTCAGGTTGCCTCTCATCAGGACAGATGGCCAACAGCGGCACCGTATCCAGCCGCTCGCCGACACCGGGAAGCTTGCGCCGCTGCACCGTCACGCTCTCAGCCCGTCCGGTAAACGGATCCACAGGCCCCACTTCGAGCATCAGCCCCGAGCAAAGCGTAGTCAGAACATCCAAGCATAGATTCATCGAATCCATAAATATTCTCAAATCTTGCGGATGCAGAGATAGTTGCGCACTTGTGGCGATTCGTTGGCTTGAAGCTTGATAATTACGTCTTCAACAATCCATTCGATGCCATCGCGATCACGGAATAGATCATTGACCTTAGGTTCCGGCACAGGCAAGGGTGCCCCACTGACTGCCGTGGCCGCTTGCAAGCTCTCCAACCAGATTTGCCAAACGCGATAACGACTAGCTAGGTACGCGCCTTTGAGGTTGGCAATCTGCTCTTCGTTGAGACGCTTGCGTTTAGCACGCGGAATTTGGTACTCGTGAAACAGGTTTTGGTTGCTGCCTGAACGCCGCGAAAAAAAGGTGATTGGTTCAGGACGGGGTAACACTCGTTCCCAGACATCACGCAGACGATCATCATCCAGCATGAGGCACCCTGCCCTTTTCGTAATCGTCCTCGTCGTCGTAATCATCATCTTCCAAATCGTCTAACTCGTCGTCTTCCGGGCTTCCCAACGCCGCTTTGCATCGTTCCTGGGTAGCGTCCTCGCCGCTCACGCTATCGACAAATTTCAAGCTCACACCTGGTGGCATTACAGCCACCGGCAAATGTGGAAACACTCGTCCCAACTCCTCACGCACGATATCCCGTTTTTCGTCATAGGTCATATCGCCAAATTCAGAATTGTTGCAGGTGAACACAAGAATGGCTTGTGTTGGCTGGCTTGCTTGCAAGCTGGATTGAATTTCCACGTCAATGCCTCCCCAAGGGACAGTGGGCGAAGAATGGGTTAACCTGCAAACACTTGCACTTCGCGGTAGCGCAGCAAAATCTGCCGGGCACTACCAAGAATCGGCTCGCCCGAATTGAGCATGTTGACCGCCTGCGTATATGAATACTCTTCGTAGGACTCAGCTTGCATCGGCATGCCGCCATTAGGTAATGTGCGATAGATCCACACGGCAATCTGCTCAGCTGCACTGATGAGGTCGTCTGGAATCGGGTCGTAGCCTGATTCGTAAGTGACCTTGATGTTGCCTCGTCCGGCGGGCCAACCGGGCCTAGCAGCAAAAGCCAGATCACCCCCTGCACCCGCCGTTGTCGAAGGCCACCACGAATGCGAACCTACACCTGCCATCGTGCCGCCTAATCGCTCGACAATTCCCGAAAGCGATCGCATTGCTCCCGAAGGGTCATCGTAGCGCAGCACATAATGCACGCCCTCGGTAAGTTGCGTGTTGGCCGAGAAAGCGTTCGGCCCCTTGCCGTAGTAGCCTTTCGAATCCAGCCACAGGCCAGTAATTGCAATCACAGGCCGCTGAGGCAAAAGCAACTCTGGACGATTGGTGCCGGAAAGATACGCCGTTCGCGTCGTGCGTACAAACTCCCGCTTGCAAAAAGTGAGTACAGCTCGGTTGGCTGCTGCCACGGCGAGATCTAGTGCAGCTACCTTGGAGTCAGAAACTCCAAGACTGACCTGCAATCGCTCGACCGTGGCCAAAGTCATAGATTTTTCCCGTAAGCGGTCATAGATTATTCAGGCGTATTGCTTTTGGCTGCCAGCCGCTGAGCCGCAAGAGCATCTGCCTGTAACTGTGCCGCAACGGCCTCTTCCAACGTGAAGTACCACGTCCCTTGCGGTTGCACAATGTGCTGCCGGACGATACGCGGACGACCGCCTCGTTTCAGCGGCGGTAGCTCAATCTCACGAAACGCTTGTGCGTTTTGCTCTTGAGGCGGCTGAATCCAGCAGCGGCCAATGCTTGGACGCTCCTCGATACTCAGCTGCCGCCATCCCGCCGCTTTGAGGTAAGCAACTGGATCATCATTTGCTTGTTCACGCTTGGTTTTTGCCATAATCTTTGCTCGCTGTGAAACTGTGCAAAAGGGCCAACCCACCCGGCCCCAAAGTTGGCAGGCCGGGTGAGCCTAAAAAATTAGCGGACAATCTGGCCCACAGTCGCCATGTCGTTGTCGCTGGCCGGACCAACACGCGGACGCACGCCCAGCACGATCACGCTTACCAGCGACGAAGTGCCGTTGCCTACTGTCACTAATGCACGAATCCAAGGCCGACCAACAGGGATCTCTTCCGTGAGAAGGTCGATCACCCGCTCCGTGCCATCGCCCGTAGCAGGAATTTGGGTGATTGCTTTGCCGGGAATGTCCGTGTAGGTGCCGTTCTGGGCATCGCTACACTGGAGCTTAAAATCGACCGCTTGATCAATCACGCCCACTTGCAGAATCGCCATATATTCATGAAAATGACGGGCGTGGAATACAGTCGTCGGTGTCGCCGCATTGTTGCCATTGACCGGGGCGAGCTTTGCTACCAACCCGATCTTTTCGCTAGGCCAACTACTGCTCATGTCTCAATTCCTCTGGTTGGTTAGTGAAACCTGCTCATGTTTGATTGCTATTTGCTTCAAGCACAAGCAGGAATCGGGCGGATGTTTAGTTCAGGAAGATAAACGGGCTAACTGTGGTTACGCCGTCAGCCAGCGTGGCCGGAGCCGTCATCCAAGGCTGGCCGTCTACGCGCTTAATTGCACGCCACACCGTCTGATTGCGAGTAAAGCGAGCGTGTGGACTAGCCTCCAGAGCCATTTCCATGCGGTCGCCGATCAGGTACATGGTTGGATCAACCAGCATCACGTCGCCCGGAGTGCCCAAGGGCGGAAGTTTCTCAGTCACGATCACCGGTCGGCCCAACAGAGTGCCGGGCATAGCCATTGTGATACCGCCCTGGCCGGGAGCCGCGCCACCATAGTTCGGGATGAACACCACATCACCGTTGGCACCTTGGAGTTGAATCAGTTGCGGAATCACGCTCTGGCTGACGATCCAGACCGCGCGGCTCATGCTTGGTGCCAAGAGTCGCGACCACATGTTGGCCACGTCCACAAGCCGGAAAGTCGTCGCCGTGCCACGATTGACACCCACAGCACAGGGAGAACCCAGCATGCCTTGCGGTTTGCCAACACCGTCACCCCGCAGAAACGCAAAGTCTTCGTACCAGGCAATAGCCATACCAAATAGACTAGTCAATACCGCGTCAAGCGTTAGAGCCGAATCTTGTACCAGCACGTTACTGGTATTACAAATCAGCGTCAGTTCATGCGCTTCCATGTCTACTTGCTTGAAAGCCGGTTCACTCTCGGCCTTTTCGGCAACTTCTTCAGTCCATGCCGCTTGCACGCCACCCAAAAAGGGAGAGCGACCGTTTTGACCAAAAGTTAAGTCCAGTGCAGGAACTTGAAGCGTCTTAGAGGCCATCGGCATGATGGTCGCCAGGGGCCGGATGTGCGCGTATTCTGCCGCAACCGAAAGCAGCGTTGCCACAAACTGCGGCGGGATCGTGTAGCCACCGGTCGAACCCCCCTGGGCTGACAGATCCTTAGCAAAAACGCTGCCGTGCTTTTCCATCAGCTTTTGGCTCTCGTCCGACAACGGAGCCGAGCAAGCCCGGTGCAGATCTTTCAGGTACTCGCCCCAACCGATAGCCTTGCTTTTGGTCAGCGGCATGCGAGAGCCGTCCGGGGCGATGACCGTATTGCCCTCGACGCTGAACCCCTTGTTGAGTTCCTGCCCGCTCACTCCGGCGACACTCTTGCCACTGAGCGTGCTGGTTGCCTTGCTCGCCGGAAGAGCCGCCTTTTCTAGACGGATGTTTAGCTTTTTCATCTCTTCGCCGAGCGTCTTGAGATAGTCAATCGCGGCGCTGGGCGGCGTACTGTTTGTCTTGCTCATATAATCCACTCCCACAGTTGGTGATGCTGGCCGCGCCAGCAGGGTATACTAAGAAACTACATTCGCGATCCTACTACACGCGAACTCCTGTCAGGCGTGCAAAGGACTCTTGCATTTTTTTGGTGCTTTCAGCCATCGGAACCAACGCTTCGGCAAGCAGAGCCTCAAACTCGCCTCCATCCTCATCAGGCGTATCTTCCATCTCGGCCAACATTGCGCTGAGAGCCGCGTGATGATACTTGCACGCGGCTTTTTGTGCCCGCGTCAGGTTGGGTTCTTTTGCATGCTCTTCCATCCAGTCGGTGGCATCACGGCATACAGCCCGCCGCTTTTTGCTCATCTTTCGCCACGACAAGAGCGACTTGGACTTTTCTTCGTCTTCGTCGTTTGTGTCGTCATCTTTGGTTTCTTCGTCATCGTCCTCAGCGTCGTCATCGTTCAACTCGTCGGCCAATTCATCTTCAGGCCAAGCAAAGGTTTCGTCGGGATACTCAGTGTCGCAGACGCCCTTCCAAATTTTCACCGTCTTCACGCAAGCCGCCTTGACCTTGGGGTTTTCTTGATGCGGCATTAGCTTGTTGAGGACATGTGCAATTGCCTTGGCGAGAGCCACGCCAGGCACTACGGGCTTGTCGTCTGTGTCGTTATCCTGACTCGTCGCATCAGCATCCTTTGTCTTTGTGCGTTTCTTGCACGCACAAACACTTGTGCCACAAGCGCCGCTCTTGCGCTTGATAGACTTGCTTTCGTCTTCAGATTCGGAGCCATCTTCCTTGCGACTGGCAACGCGAGAGCCTTTATTCTCTTCTTGGTCTTCCTCAGCCTTAGCGCAAGTCACAGCAATCATGCCGCCTTCGAGCGTTTCATGCTCAACGCTCTCGGCCAAGCAAAGGTCCGGCTCGAATTGGATAAACGCCCAGTAGGACGTATCCTCAATGGTGTACTCGTCTACATCGCTGGAATCGAGGCCCAGCTCGTCCACTTTGGCTGCTGCGTCAGCGACTTCGGGGTAAGTGTCTTTGGGCACAAGCAGGGCCTGCACAGCCTTTTGGGCTTCGCCTTCTTCGAGTTCCTTGACGAACTGCTTCCAGGTTTTTGGGGTGCCCGCAAGGGGCGCGCTGAGGGATTTAGTCATGTAAGTCTCCCAAAGCTGACGCGGTCGCGCCAGCGGTTGCAAAACAGACCGAACACGCGAAGCTAAAGGGCGAGAATCAAACATACCTTTGCTCAAAATATCGTTAGCTGTTTGAATCACTAGCGCGTCAGGATTAGCTGGAACGCCTACAATAGACCATTCCAGAAGTTCCCATTTGAGAAACTCTAATCCATACTGATTTTCTTCAAAATTGATCATGTCGTATGACAGATCGCCTTCGCTGTCGGCGTAGGGATCATGCAAACGACGAGCAAGCCTTGCTCGAAAGCCAATGGACGCACCGCAGAGAATCCCTTCTTTCACAAGAGCGTACACCTGCCGCGATTCGTCGCTCGCGTTGGAGAAATGCGCCACGCTTAAGATCTGTGTGGGCGTAATTTCCAGAGCAACCTGTCCGTCTGGCTGACGTGCTGTAGCGATTGGTTTGCCTTGATGCTGGTGGTTGAGCAGCACTACTGGATTTTCTAGATAAGTCTTGAGCGTCTCTTTGCACCCTTCTGGCCGAACAATATCTCCGTGCCGATCAGCATTTACCGACGAAATTACAAATTTGGCGGTCATAGCCGCGTCGTTGGTTTCTCCCTTGCTCGATTCATCCTTGAACGCCAGCGTTCCGGGCCGGCCAGGAATCGGCATCGCTACAGAATGCTTGCGTGACCAAGCATCAAATCCTGCCTGCTTTGCTCGGGATCGAATTCGTTTCATGAGTTGCATGCTGAACCCCCTCTTTCGGGAAACTACTCTCCAGCAGCAAACCCTCTATCGCGGCGGGCAACACGGCTTCTGCTGTTGTTGTTGCCATAGTTGCGAGGGGGCCGACCACGCAGGGCACGAATTTCGTCGGCGTCAATGGCGCCGCACGCAAAATCGGTAGAAATGTCGGCGTTGAGCTGGGCCGGATCGTCGGGTGTGGGATCGGCATACCAAACAATAGGCTTGCCAGGATACCGTGTCCCTAGCTTTTCGGTGAAAGTTGCCCCCAACCGCATCAGAATGGGCGAAATAGTAAAGCGGCAAAACTGCCGTAGCGGAGCATACGCGGAGATATTGTCGCCACCCGGCTCTAGCCCTACGACACCTTTGGGCACACCTAGCAGGGCAAGCGTGCAGTCGCGAAGTTCTGCCGCTGAATTGATGTAATTCATTTCCATTGGCGTATGCGTGAGCCGCTTTACCTCAGCCCCATGAGACGTAACAATTGGCTTGCCGTGATTTAGCTCGCCTGAAAAACGGGAAATAAAGCGAGCATAAATTCGGTCCAACTCTTCGTCTGTAGGGTCGCCGGGCACTTTAATATGCACCCCGGGCCATGCACCTTCCTTAAAATGTACCCATTGACTGCGTGTGACACTTTCCGTAGTGTCGATCCATTCTGCACCCGCTTGCAAAGGTGACATGCCGTCAATTTTGTTAAGCGGGTTTTTCTCCTTAACGTGCAGAATTTCTTCGGCAGGAATTAGCAATTGTCCTCGACCGCCCCCTGTACCAAAAGGACGCACAGCATACTGGGCAATCAAACCATCGTCACCCGCAATCGGAACCACCCAGTGCGAAGGGATCACCCAAAGCTCCGCAGGCAATCCTAGCCCGTTGGGCACTACCCACACAAAGCCGTTACCTGTGAGGCATAAAAACATAATCAATTCGTAATAAAAATCAAAGCCTGTGTCTGGGCCGTTGGGATTGGCTAGCAGGCGTACCAGTGGGTGATCCGGCGCAGCCGGCTCTAGCATCATCCCTTGCTGCTGATTGTTGAGCGCCTTTTGGTAGAAGTATCGCGTGTAGGCGTTGCTGTATCGTGGGGACCAATCAGCGTTGGCAGTGTAATAGTGCTTGTTTGTGCCTTGCTTTTGCGCGTCTGGCGATAGTTGGAAACACACCTGGGGTTTGGCCCGCGCAACTTCGTTGGCGATTGCTCGCACGCCGACATACACCCAGTGTCGATAGTGTCGTGCTTGCTCTAGTCGATTACTTGACCAACCGCCGGGATAGCCGATACCCGACGGCCATAGGCTTGCTAGGGTACGTTCGCCTCGCCCAGCGATTGCCTTGGCCGCAAAGGTAGTCAGCCCCAGGAGCGTGTCGGCACCCCAAAGGAGCCAACGGTCGATAGCAGATAGCTTCATGGGTAGTCCCCTTGTGAGAAAACTACTCACGACTACAGCAAGATCCGTGGGCTTTGATTGCCCATATTAAGCCGTGCAAAAGCGCCACTAGCACCATCAACCATGTCTAAATATTTGCCACGCGGGAATGCAAGGGCCTCATCACGAAACATGGAATACCACGGCGGTGCTACGCCATCTGGTGCGTAAAACCACACATTACCGCCGCCAAACTGAGAGGCTAGCGGTTCAGCCCGTGCCTCTTTGCTGCCTGTGGGACAATCTTCAAAACAGGGAAAGCCGGCGAGCATGCGAATAGTAGCCCTCGCTGATTCCTTACCGCCGGATCCGCCTTCACGCTCAATACCGATCTCGACGCGGCCCCACTTTTGTTTGTCCTCATGCGCGGTCGAGAGAATCCATGCCTCACGCTCAGCCGCATCCAATTGCTTACGGCGCACGTCAACGATATAGAAATGTTTATCTTTGTCGCGAGCCATGAGTACACCTGCCGTGTAGCAACCGCCGCCCGCTGTGCCCGCTTTATCCCAATACCGCACAAAGGCTGATCCGGCAGGGATAGTTCGCGTGAACTGATTGAACCAAGCGAGTTTGAACAAATTGCCCAAACGCGGTGTGGGATTTTGTTGATAGAGGGATTGGAACGCATAGTCGCCCATGTCGCGACGCCGAGACTCCAGCGTCTCGAGGGGGTATCGTTCAGGACACAATGCTTCGCCCGGAGCACGGCCCAGGGGGTCGTTCTCTTCGGCGATTGCGGGCAGCCGTACTACGGTCCAATTAGGGGCATCTTCGCTGTTGAGGATACGTCCGGCCAAGTCGTCCGTGTGCCAGCGAGTCAGGATAAGCAGGATACGACCGCCCGGCTCAACGCGGGTCAGCAGATCCTTTGAATACCACGCCCAGACTTTCTCGCGCAGAGTCGGGCTTTCGGCCTCTTCGCTGCTTTTGATCGGGTCGTCAATCACCAGCAAATTGGCCCCTTGCCCGGTTGGCGGAGAGCCGACTCCGCAAGCACGCACACCACCGCCGTGGACCGTTTTCCACGATTTCACTGCCTGCTTATCTCTGGCGAGCGCAAACCGTCTGCGAGCGATTTTGCGCATCTCGCCCGACATTTCTTCAGCATACGTTTGGTTGTACGCTCCAAGAATAATGCGAAAGCGTAAATCTTGTTCCAGACACCAGATCGGAAACCGCTGAGTAGATAGGGACGTTTTCATGTGTCTGGGCGGCATAAAGATGGCCAGCCTATGAATGTCGCCCCGGTGCAGGGCAAGAAGCCGTTCGCGGAGATAGACCAGATGTGGCCAGTCCCAGCGATACTCAGGGCTTACTTGGTCAAGCCATTGATCCAGGGGAGGCACTTCGCGGATCGGCTCTTGGCGTGCCTTGGCTTCCAATCGATCAACACGACGGCGCAAGCGCCGGAGAGTTGACCCCGGCGCTTGCGGTTCGTACCAAGCACGCTTGCGCGACATTGCCTAATGCCCTTTGACGGCTTGCACCACGGGCGACGGGCTGGCGGCGGCGAGTTGTGCTTCCAGCTCCTCGATACGCTTTTTGAGTGCTCGCACTTCGCCACGGTCGCGGCCAAAGAGGTTAGGAAATCGCCGCTCCAAGAGCCAAGCCGCTGCTTGCCATTGGCCCGCCGTGGCCGCTTCGTGGACACAACGCAAAGCATGGATCTGCGAAGAGGCTACCGCCTTGCGTATCTCTTCTGCGAGCGAAGCGTAAATTTGCTCGCTCTTGGGAATGGGAGTGTGATCCCGTTCGGCTTTGGCTCGCGCTTCGCGACCGCGTTTTAGCCAGTGACGCAAGGTCCGATGCGGGATACCCACCATGTTGGCGGCGGTTTCGACGTATAAAGCTGTCGGCAGCGCCGCACACAGCTCTTTGATTTTCTCTTCGTTCAGTTTGGTTTTGCGTCCCATACGTATTCTCCCTTAAAGAGAAACTACGTTGATGCGTCTGTTATGTTGGGGGGTGCAATGTTTCGCTTTGCTCTGTGTCAGGCTTCGATTCGTCGCAACACGTCGGGATAGTATTCCTCTTCCCATTGACGGCGACCGCCGCCGGTGCCGTGTGTGTCGCCAATCTCAGCTACTCTCAGTTTCTCCCGTGGCCAGCGTCCGCCACCCAGCATAGCGTAAGCGGGGTGGATGGGCAAATTTCGCCAACACAAATAAGCAAACACATCTGCACAAGACCAGAACGCAATGGGCGCACAACCGTTAGGGCTACTAACTCCCCATCGCAGACAGCGAATGCGTCGTCCTGCCGACTCATCCGCCCGAATACCCAAAATGTGGCGTTCGCCATAGTGACGATTTACTTCTCGAATTGCCGCATACCATCGCTCATCAGTCAATTGATCAAGCGTCTGATGCGGCAATCTTCTGGAATGCAGGTCAGAATAGTTTACATACACTTCATGATATTCGCTTGGCCATTGGCGCAAGTAAATGTCACGCACAGCATCGCAATCAGGATTGTGATTGGTTGGCCGAAAATGGATCAGTGGCGCCTGTACATCGGCAAGATGGCACAAATACGCCACCGCAACGCTATCTTTACCCCAAGATACCCCACAGTAAGCTTTGCCATTTTGGACAAACGCTCGAATGGCCGCAATAGCTTCTTGCTCTAGGCGTAGCAGTCGATGCTTGCAAGCCAAAACGTCAGCCTCTTTGTACTCTTGCCACAAAGCCAAATCCTCTGGCCGATGGCGAATACTTAGCACTATCATTGCAACCCGTTTTCACGGTAATGGTTACGGACGCATTCAACTAACACCGCTAGTCGCTTGCGATTGAGTTCTGTACCGACAAATCGCTTGCCGGCCAGATAAGCATTCCAGCCTACAAGACCCTGTCCCATGCAAATATCGTCAATACACTGGTATGAATGATGACGACAAATCCATTCAATGATACGCTGCTCGTCCATTCCTTCTAAACACTTGTATCGTCGGTTGGCGTAGTCATTCGTTGCATGGATCACATAGCAAATATTTTGTTTTTTATGATAGTACGTTGAATTGTAAAATGTAACATATTTCCATCTGCGTTTGGCTTCAACAAGAATTTCGCCAAGATGCTCTTTACCCATTTCCAAAAATAGATATTGTGGAGAGATCTCCAAAATTCTTTCCCAGAGAAGCCCAAGAAAATGCCTGAAGTCTACACGGCCAGAAGCAAGATCTGCCTTAGTGTAAAAGGTCCGCACATTGCCTGCATTCCACGGCGGGTCAACAAATACTGTGTCTGCTTGTCGCATAAAGTCAGGCAGTGGGCCGGTTGTCCAATCGAATACCTGGACTAGCGAGTTGTTAGGCAGCTCAATGATGCCATTCATGTCATGCCGCTCGTGCGCGCCGCCGTAGTCCCATTTCATTCCGACTCCTCCATCTCCCAGGCCATAGAGTATTCTGCGCGAGCAAACAAGGCGGCAACGCCCGTGATTTGCTTGTAGCGATGCACTGTGTCCAGATCCATTCCCAGCCGCTCGGCTACTTCTTTGTCTGTCAGCCCCTGCTCAATCAGGGAACGCACAATTTCCGCATCGAGGTCTACCTGATGGTGGCCGCGAGCTTTGTTGAATTGCACCGTGGCAGCCATTCGGCGCGTGAGATCATGCTCAAGAACCACCACAGGAACTTCGGGCAAATCCAGCCATTCCGGCTCACACATCAAGCGGCGATGGAAGCCGTCAATGATGACGTAGCAATCTCGGTCGGCGTCGTAGATCACAACAATAGGAAAGCAAAATCCGTTATCTACAATCGATTGGCGAAGCAGGTGCAATTTGTCTGGTGACACCGAATTAGGATTGTAGTTGTTAGCAATCACTTTCTCGCGTGGCACCATACGAACTGAAAGACAAGGAAAGCGTATCTCTGCCATCATAGCACCTCACGATAATAGGCAATCCACTCGTCTCTGGGATCGGGCTTGTTTTCAATCGGCAGATTGTTTTCGTAATCATTGAGAAGCAACTGACGACACTGCTGACGAGCCACAAATTCGTTGTCCAGTTGACGCGAAAATCTTGCCCGAAAGATCTCTACTTTGGACGTGTCTGGATGAGTAGACAGCAAAAAATCACGATACGAACGCCAAGTCTTGAAGTTTTTCGGCAGCTTTCTTGCACGAAAAAGTTTGTTGCTTTTGCCTTGTTCTTGAGCTAAAGCAATACCTTTTACACGTTTGAGCAAGCGTGCATAAGTCTTTGGTTCAAACTCCGGCAAATCACATAGTGCCTTAAAACTTTTTTCGTGAATTAAACTAGAAACTCGCATTTCGTTGATAGGATAGCCTTTTTTAAACATAAGATCATAAATGCGAGAATATTTTATTTTTGCATCATAGATGTATCGCCAAACATCATGATAATTCCAATCAAAAATAGGATATGCTGCAACATTTGCTCCTTTTTGGGTTGCCCAAAAAATACGCCGCCCACCGATGGTTACTGGATTTTTGGTTACGGCTCTCCACCGATTGGGCGACTCGCCCGAAGCTCGTAGACCAACAAGAAAGACTGCCCCAACAAAACATCGCTCAAAATTGTCAATCACATCGTAAAAACCGAATCCTTTACGCTTGTCTCGGACAGTCTGGCTGGCTTCATCCCACATGCGATAATGGATACTGTCGGTGCGCTTTGTTCGCATCCATTCTTTGTGCTTTCCTGGTTCCCAGCAAATCAACTGCCCCTCGGAAAGACTGGTTGCGTTAGTTAAGCAAAAAGGAATCTGCAACCAAAAGCGATTTACATTTTCAGGATACAGAGACATCAAATAATCTGCCATGTCTACGCTGGATTGATACATGGCTTCTTCGTCGAGAAAAAATAACCCCAACTTGCGGCCTCTTCGCTTTGCCTCTTCCAAAGCAAGATGGCACAGTGCAGTGCTATCTTTGCCTCCAGAGATCGAACAAATCACTTCAGAGGTATTGTCAAAGATAAAGGCAATACGTCTTTTGGTCGCCTCAAGAACCGTTTCGCCCGTATAACGTTGCGAAAGCATTGGCAATCCTTTCCGCCCATTGTTGATAGCGTTTGAAATACCAATGATCCACTTTGAGATCGGCCAGCAAAACAGTAAACCGTGTTTGGCCGGAAAGGGTAATCGCGTCTGCCATGTCGATAAAACGATGGGGCAGCTCAAAGATGACATACGGCGCGTGCGGCAGCGCCAAAGCGCTGTAAGTTTGGAGATTTTTTAATTTGAATCGATTGTTTCTGCCCAGATACCATTGAGACAGCTGGACTTGAGCTTGTTTCGCCTTGCCGCCTACCAAATATAAATTGCGAGGCAAAGTATGCGGATCTTTAGTCCCTAGATTAGAAAAAAGTCTTTCTTTCACTTGTTCGTAGCGATTCTTAAGGCTGTCATCGGTCGGGACAACCATAGGTTCAAACGCAATTGGCAGTGCTTTGCATTGCAAATCTACTTCGTTGAGCATGCTGGCGGTAAACGATTGTCGCTTGTATTTGCTTCGCGTTGCCCAGTCAAGCAAAATCATAAAATCATCAAACTGATCAATAAGTGGCAAAGTCTGAAAAACAATAACGTGTTTTGTTTGCAACAAAAAATTTTGAATACAGTTATACGTCAAGTCGTGCCTGTTTTGCGTGCGCAAGCATTCGTTAATCACAACTAGTGTGCTTTGATCAATCTCTCGCAACAGTCGATAGTAGTGACGATATTGAATAATTTCGGCATATTCCACTCGGTCAGCGTTCGCCCATTGGGGATCGAACAGTCTTGGCGTGAGCAAAACAATTGTGGAAACATCACGAGACGCAATGTAGGCGTCCACAATTGCCTTTTTTTCGACCGCCGAATACCCGATTCGGATCAACATGGCTCGATGATTTCGGTATATCGATCCGGATGCCAATAGGGTGCAACGCAAGCCCCAAAAGATCGCTTCCAACCAATGCAATCACCCAGTGTGGCCAGTGCTTCCACGGGGAGCGTCCGCATTAGCACGCGGGCATTTTGTTCGAGATTGTAGGCTGTCCAAGAGTAATCTTGGTCGATAGGTGTAACTTCCCACTTGGCAACTACCCCGCCACCGATCGAAGTTTTTTTACCCAAGGCTTCGATGCGCTGTAATTCCTTACGGATCGCACTACCGTGGCCGAACGCAAACCACACCACTGCTCGTGCTGCTCGCTGGCGCATGGGCAGGCGATAGCTTTTGGTCCAACCTCCCGTAGTGTTGAGTACACCCCTTGCCACCGGATGCACTTGCTCGACCCGCTGAGTGCCGATTCGCTTGGCGACATAGCGAACCGTGTCGGCTTCAATGCTGATCAAGATAGGATTGCTCACTCGTGGCAAACGCCAGGGACCGATTCGCTCCCAACCTAGAGGCAAAGGGAACGCAGAACCATCGCGAGCATGCTCCCACAAAGCAACTGCCTTTTTGTCTGGCAATACGCCTTGCGTCCGAGCAAGGTAATCCGCCAACAATTCGTCTGATCGCGGCCAGGGAATTTCTCGACCTGGCCGTTCGATGTTGTACGCTTCCTCCTTCATACGCATACTCAGGCGCAGTTCCAGCAGAGCGTCCAGCTTAGGCGGATTAGCAAGGATGGGTGTGGCCAAATGGGCGCATACTCGCAACGGCTCCATGCTCATGTGTCCTCTCCAGACTTGTCTGGTCCTTCCGTAGCGACTTGCTCTTCGAGTGTAACTTCTTTAGCCGACTTAGCCTTACGCTTGTTTTCTTTGACTGGCTTAGCGGGCTTAGCTCCCGGTTCACCGTAAATGCTTAGCAAGAACGCCACGCCCTCGTCCTTGAATGCGGCTACATGGTTCAGATACGCTGCTACTGGAGCGTCCTCATCCACCGGGGCAGGATGGTCTGCATAGGCTTGCTCTACATGCCAAGCCGATTGCAGGTAGCCTTTGCCCCGCGACGACTGGCCGCCCACAGTGCCTCCTGACGCCTGCCATTGTCGCAGAGCAAATAGCATGGCCCCAAGTTCCAGATCTGACACACTGCGCAGCGAAATTCGCTGTGCGAACAAGGCACCCCGAACCACTGTTTCGCCTGAGAAAATCATCAAGTTGGTGTCGCTGTCCACCCCCTGCTCCTTCGGCCCCCGGAGCGGATGCGTTTTAGCTGCGTCACCCCTTGTGTGCTGGTATTGACCGAGATAGTCTTCGCCGCAGCGTAGCCCGTCGGGCACTTCCCAACCTGACGACGCCGGGAACAGGGCACGAATGGCTGGTGCAAACTCCCGGCACACAAGCAAGCCGTCGCTCACCGAGACTGAGCCACAGAGAATCTGATCGGGCAGTGTGCCGCCCAACAGCCGCACAAATGGGATCAATCGGCACAATTTCGCGATCCGCTGGGTGTCCTCGCGGCCTGTTGAGCCGGTGAGATTGCCACCGTGATAAAGGAAATTGAGACATTCCCAGGTCACGCGCCCTGAGAGTCCCCATGCTTCGACAAGATGTTCCGCCAGCGGCTCGCGAATCATTCGATGCCGCAAAGCATTGCCTGACAAGACAGGCATCTTGACCAGTCCAGCTGGGGTCATGACCTCTTGTCGGTTGATGACGCTGACGTTGCCTTCGTTGCCACGCATGTGGGCGATTGGTGTAATCGCCTCATGCAGGATGCGGACGTGATAAGTCTGACTCATGCCTCTACGCCCCCTTCCTTGATTTTGGCCCAGCGTTGCCGGGCATGGGACAGATCGGTCGTCAGATGGGTGCGAAGTCGGGAGATGATGGCGTTTCGCCAAGCGGCATCGCGGTGATCGGAGCTAAACTCCGTGGTGAGCATTTGATTAATCGCTTCGCATGCGGCCACTCGCACTGGGTCGGCGTGGATGCCTTCTAGACACAGCGTAGCAAATCGTTCCAAATCGGCATCTTGCACGCGGGTTAGGGCTACTGAAACTGCTTTGTGGATGTGTGCCCACATCTGGGTTCGGTCTTCGCTAGTGCCATAGTGTTTGGCCAGGAGGGCAAGCCAGCGGTGGCATGCCTCACGCACACTCATGCATTCACCAACACTTTCCACCACTCGCTGCGTGTCAATGTGGTCGGCGAGCTTGCGCCGAAAATCCTCGCAACTAAGCCTATGCTTTGCATTGTCACTCGGGGGATACGACACGCGATGCCTCCTTTTTTGCAGGGGAAAGAAAACAGGCCAAGCTCCACTGTGAAGCTTGGCTTTGTAGATATGCTTGCCACCGCTGGACAATTTTTTCACCTGATCGGGGCAAGTATTCCAACATCCGAATCACCGTTGCTGGAGTCGGCCCATCTTCCAGGGATGGCTTACCGCATGCTGCCACAATAGCCGTGGCTGTAGCCAGCATGTCGCGCAGATCCTGAACGTAATAGTCTATTCGCTCGCCCTCTAGCGTCACAGCACGCACCGGGCCGGCATCGTAATTGACCACGCCTCGATACAGTAGGTGCTTTTGACCGCTGATGGCAATGGACAGGCACCATGGCGCAGCATGTTCTGCCAGGGCCATCTCGCGAATCCAAGAGGTGTGCGCCTTGGTCGCTGCCGTGGCACTCGTAGCTGTGAGCAGCCACGAACACATTCGCATTGCTCCTTTATTGATATGCCTGTTGGTGCCGTCGCATTGTGGCACCTCGCAGGATTCACGCAGACAAAGCACGCAGCCTTCGCAGATAAAACGCGAGGCGGGATAGGCCACGGTCGCGCCGCCGGTAAACGTATCGCGTATAAACTTTTCGCGTGTGTGTGTCATGCCGCATGGGGCACCACACAAATAACAGCGTTGCGGCCCGGCACAGGATACACCCATTGCGCGGGCCAGCAACTCCGGGGCCGATCGGATCACAGGTGTCTCCTTATTGTCATAGGACACCAGCATAACAGGTGCCCTGTCGACTGTCTACGCTATTATTACTGAAGTAATCGTTGAGATGATCGACAAAAATGAAAACGCCCGCCGAGATTCCGGCGGGCGTTATTGTTATTCGGTGAAAGTGATGTAGCAACAAGTGAGATTGCACTCGGAATCGTAAATCGTTTCGTGGCTTGCTACCCGGCCCGTGATGTCAAGCCACTGAAGGCACTTGCTGAAATCTTGATGGCCGTCGGCGGATAATGTAAAGTCCAGCATTCCCCGCACGGTAATCTCGACGGGGAATCCCGCAATGCGGGAGAGGACTGCTTCAAGTGATTCTTTTTTGGAACGCGTAGTGATGGTCATTTGTTTGCCTCCTTGGGAAAACGCAAACTTTCTGGCTTCACATTGATGATTTTGCTGCCGCCCGCAGCAAGGCAAGCAGCGATGCGAATGCGAGAACGGCATACCTTCAAGACTTCGGCGGGCACCCAGTAACGATAGCCCCAGCCCTTGCGGGTCTCGTAAAGCCATTCGACCTTCATGCCGATGGCCAGGTCTGCCGCCTTGACACCTACGACCGGCAAGCCAGTATTTTTAGCCATGATGGTAGCACTCCTTGGAAAACATCCGCTCGGCATCTTTATTGTAATAATTCTTGCAAGCATTGTCAACAAAAAATTGCAGAAATTATTTCTGTGATCTGCTGCTGTATAATAGAGGCAGAAGTAATAAAGGGGAACTGATATGCTAGAAAGCATGAGCGACAAACCCAAAAAGCGGGGTCGGCCTCTCGTCTGCCAGGGCCAGCGCGGCAAGGCTATCACCATTCGCCTCGCACTAGAGGCGAGAACCGCCATTGAGGAATTGGCACGTCAGGAGAGGCGGACAGTCACCCAGATGGCAAAGATCCTCTTAGAGGATGCCATCGCCGCGAGAAAAAAGCCAAGCCTTGCTGACGCCTAACTGGTTCACAAAGCGTATCACTTGTTTTTTTCTCACATCCTATTTGGAGCTTAAAGCATGCGCATTATTACTGCTCCCCAAGTGTACCTAGTCGGGCATCAGACAGTATCCAGCGATGAGCTGGATCGTTTTCTGAGCGACCACGGCGTCTCTTGGGAGTCTGACAGTTCTGTAGGCTCTGAGGTGCTAGTTGAGACAGCTGGCCGGGTTTGCTATATGAGCTACGCTCGGCCTAGACCAGGAGGAAACAAATCCTACATCCAACACATTCTTGAAGCTCGTCATGGCAGCGTGCTAGAGCATGCTGTATTTAGTCTGCTAATTACAGGCATCTCGCGCAGTCTGTCGCATGAATTTGTACGTCACAGACACATGAGTTTTTCTCAGCTTTCGCAAAGATATGTGGATGAATCCTCCCCAGAGTACGTTGTGCCGGAGATCATAGCTGCTGATGCAAGTCTATTCAGCATCTGGCGCAAAGCAATGCAATATGCTCATGATTCCTATGTGCAATTGACACATATGATTCAAAGCCAACTTGAGGCAGGATCTATCAAGACGGTAAGGCAAGCTGCTCGAAGCGTTTTGCCCAATGCTACAGAGACCAAGCTGTTCGTTACGGCCAATGCACGAGCATGGCGACACTTTTTGTTGTTGCGTGGCAGCAAACAGGCTGATCCGGAGATTCGGCGTCTAGCTATTCACATCTACAAAACATTAGTATCAGAATCGCCTAATTTGTTTGAAGACATTCAAGTTCAAACAGATGAAACGTTATCTTCTTCTTGGGGGGCACCATGAACTATCCCATGCAAAAACACGGGATAGTTCAGGTCATCAGTGCCGATCAGGTGCGGATCAATCCACCCTTGCTACTGTGACGCCTTGCTGATCCTGATACTTTCCGCCTTTGGTTGCGTACGTCACGTCGGGGCGCTGGCCGCGCAAGAACACAATCTGAAGGATGCCTTCGTCGGGATAGAGCAGGACGGGACGTTTGCTCGTGTTGCTCAATTCGATGGTGAGAATGCCCTTCCAACCAGGCTCTAGAGGTGTCACATTTGCAATAATGCCACATCGTGCATATGTTGATTTACCCATCGCGATGCCGATCACGTCGTCGGGCATTTCGATATGCTCTATCAGCTCGCCGAGAACAAACTCTCCGGGATGCAGAGCAAAAGGGCTAGGTGTCTCGAATTCTTCAAACTCGCTGGCGGCATTCTTGGGATCGACCGGTAGTCCTTCGGCCATGCTGTATCGCTTAAATCGCGTGCCCAGCCGAAAATCGTAACCATAGTGTCCTAGGCCGTAGGAAATGATGCCAGGGCGTTTTTGGCATTCAGCGAACGGTGTGATCCTCACATATTCACGAATAGCCCAGTCAGGCAGCACGCCGTAAGGGATAGAGCGTTCCGCTTGGTTTTTAAGGTTTAACATATATTCTCCTTAGCGAAACAAAGCAAAGTTACGATCTGGGGACTTCAAACGACAACAACTGTGATCGACGGAACAATCCGGCTTCGCACTGTACCTCGGCCAATCGTCGCAAGGCAATAGCGTGATAGTTGGGGTCGATTTCACAGCCGACAAATCGACGCCCAACCGACAAGGTGGCTACTCCGGTGCTACCGCTACCCGCAAACGGATCGAACACAACTTCATCTGGATCCGTGAACAGCTGGACCCATTCGCGCAGCAAGGGCACTGGTTTTTCTGTGGGGTGATTGCCTCGGGCGCATTTGGATTGCCAGACAGCGGGATAACCGCCGCCATTCCAACGTTTGCGCCCGGGGCGATGCAGGATTAGCACGGCTTCCCAGCCAACACCGGGGCGATCGCCCGTGAATTGTGGTGCAGCATTCGTCTTAATCCAAACGCCCAGTCGCACAACGGGCAGTCCAGCTTGCTCAGCGGCAGCCGCATGCTGCCAGTCACAAAACAAAATCACCCATCGGCGCGACACACGCACGAGTTCTGCGCAAACATGCAAAAACTTGTCTGTTGTCAAACCATTAAAACGCACTAGCTTTTGCACGCCATTTTTGCGTGTTCTGGCTCCGGCGTGAGTGAGATCGCCATATGGCGGGTCGGTAATGACTGCATTTACCGAAGCGTCGGGCATGGTCCGCAGCATGTCGAAGCAATCGCCGAGGTACAGGGTGTACGCATTACTCACTAGCACACCGCCTTTCGTTCGGCGTGCGGCCCATGCTGAAGCATGTCTACCACTTGGACCGCCGTGAGGCCCTGCTGTGGCTCGTAGCCATCTACACACAACATCAAGCCATGCGATTGGGCCAACACTGAAACATGCCGTCCATCGGCCAAGCAAAAAGAGAATATATTTGGAACGTCCATGTGTGGCGGTTCGAGTCCGGCATTTTCGCAGGCGGCCACAAACTCAGCCGCTACGTTGCTGCGCAAGGAAAAGCCATGTGCATGCTTTTGCAGACGTTTATAGATGTCGGCATAGCTCATTCTTGCCCCTCCTTGTCTTGTCGCATTTTGGCAACCATTGCGACCACCATTGTCAGCACTACCAGCGGCACACAGGCGGCAATACCTAGAAGCAACATCAAGACAATACTCAAGGCCACAATACCGCAGAGTTGTAGCAGTGTAGCCAGCACGAATCCCAAAAACTCCATTGCGTCACTCCCATGTTTGCCTCGGTGTCGCACGTCCGATCTGCCCGGACGTTACACTTCTGCGGGGGGAGAATGCCCCAGCCACGACACCGCCTGCCGAACGGTGCAGCAGGATGTTTTAGTCTATCGTTGCATATGCCGAACAAGCAAGCATTTTTGAACTTTTGTCGCAAGCTTTGTCCTTCTCTGCAATGTCCTTGAGCAACGCGTCACGTTCGCGCCTGAGAGCAAGCACTTCGCGGGCTAACGCAGAGCCCAATAGCAGATCTTGCCCCTGGATTGCTCGGTGAATATCTGCCAGCGTTTCTGTTGCTTCTTTGTTCGTCATGCTTGCACCTCTCGAATAGCAATACCATAAATAGCCAACATTAGCTTACGCTTGAGTATGTACTCTTTGGTGCGCATTCCTTTTACGTCCTCGACCACGCTTACCCAAGCTGAGCCGTCCCACTCTTCGTACACAAAGTCGGCTACGTATTTGCAGATTACCTGCTCATTGACGGTAAGCGTGTATGGCACTTGCATTTCCAACAGACGAATCTTGCCTGCATTGAGAAGTAGCTTTAGCTGCCCGTAGCGTCGAGCTTCTGCTTTGGAAGCAAAGCGTCGCCCGTCTACCTCAACGGGAGCGTTGCGATACTTTCTTTCTTTGCGTTTGTTGCCGAAAGCGGCCAGAAATTCTGCCATGTTTTCAGGCAGTTCGGGCGACGCTTTTTTCTTACGTCCCATTGTCAGCCTCCTGTTGCAGGTAGTTTGCCCGCGCTTTGACTTCGCGGTAGGATCGCTGCCAGCGTTGGGCAAGCAGCATGAGGACCAGTTGGCGACGCATACCTGTGAGGGCAAGCAGAGGCCGCAGGGCGTCATCGTCAGCTACGCTCCAAGGCCGAGGTGGCGTGTCACCCCATTCGCGTAGCAGTCGGCGACGCAGAGCCGCAAGAGCCTCTTGCAGTCGCTCACGAGCTTCTTGCCGCGTGCAACGTAGCGTGCAAGCTAATTCGGTGAGCGATGCCTGCACGCGAGTGCTACGCACATAAGCCGCACAAAGCACGCGGCGATGCCTTGAGCGTAGCGACCACACCACAGGGGCTAGGTCGCCAAATGCTCGGCATTGCTTCGACATAGGCCGTCGGGTTCCTTGGGGATCGTCCAACACCGGAACGTAAGGCGCATCGTTGATCGCTGGCTCATGCAGAGCTTGGCCGTTCTCAGTCCACTCGTCGTCCCACTCGTCGCGTTGCGTCACGTCAGAAGCACGCCGCGACTCTAACTTCAAAATGCGATTATACAAAGATTTGAGCCTTCTTTCAATGCAAAGATACGCAAATGCAGAAAATTTGCCAATTCTGTCTGCCTTGAACCCGCGTGCCGCATGGACCAATGCCAACATGGCATCACTGACGGCATCGTCGTGATACGCCTGCGGAAACCTAAATTTCCCGACAAGATTGTAGACTAGGCCAAGGTTGGCCTCAACTAGACGCTGCTGCTCTTCGGTGAGACGGGAACCGCTTGTGAAGGTGATGAGCTGTTGTGTCGGCTCGCTAGAACAAGCAGAATCAGTCGAAGGGCGAGATTTTCTCGTAGGTGGCGTATTTGCTTTGGCCGACCAGTTGTCCGCTTTCAAAGCGGTCCAGTCGGAGAAAGGAAGCAGTGGCTGCGTTTCAGCGGGCATGGCTTTCTGGAGGGGTTGAGTTCCGCTTAGGCCCGTTAATCAATTATTCGTAAAACATTTATTCCAGTCAACAATCTTTGCTAAACTTTCACGCCTCCAAGCAAAAACACGACACAAACTACTGCGAAAAAATCTTCAACTGTTTGGATTGTTAAAGTGTCATCAATAAAATTTCATAGGATGTTTTGTGATACTTGCCTCCTTAAAAAAGGGTGGCAACAATTATTTGTCGCGTAGTAGCCATTGCTCATGCAGCAATCGGTAGGCACCGGTCGTATCTCCACGGTGTCTCACCGTGGCCGCATTGAAGCTGGAAGCCCTGCACCCTGTCCACCCACCGGTCCTTTGTATCTCCACGGTGTCTCACCGTGGCCGCATTGAAGCCTTGATGTTGGGTAAAAAGTTCTTCCATCTGCTGGCGGTTTAGTTTCATTTTGATCCCCCCGTCATGCCCGAAAGGATGGCCCGCGAGATAGCGTCAGGTCTTACAGGATACTGCATGCGCATGAGTGCAGCGTCGCTCGTCCAGATCGAGCCGTCGTCGTCTTCCGCGCATAGCACGATTCGCAGGCGGATTTGATCTGCTAGGGCTTGGGCGATCTCTCTTGCTTCAAGGCGGCCTATTTGGCCGCTTACAACGGCCCCGCGTAGCTGTCCGCCGGCTTTAGTGGCGATTGTGGCAGCGGTCCATACGGAGTCTGCCGCTTCGACCTTCCAGCCTACTAGCTGCCGTTGCAATTGCTCAGCCATGTCTGGGTCGCCCACCACTAGCAGGATCGGCAAGCCTAGCTCGGGCGGAATAGGGATATTGTGCTGCCGGATAAATTCCAGCAGCGATGCACGAGGAATGCGTCGGTCTGGGGAGAGAGGCAGTCGATAGCCTTTCAGTTGCCCAGAATCGACCCACTTAGTCACTGTCCTTGGAGAAGTGTTTAGCATACGAGCCACCTGCCCAGTCGTAAGTACATTTTTCATAATAAATCCTCTAGTGCAGAATCTATGACAAATCCGTTACGTCGGTCACAAAAAATGTCCTGCGCAATCCTATCCAGACAGCAATCTACGGTGCCGGAGTATCTTCTTTCTCTCTTTCACCCTCACCTCTCTTATATACACACACACAAAAATAAAAATAAAAAAAAATAGAGAGAGAGAAGTAGAGAGAAAGAGAGAAAGAAGAGAGAGAGAGAGAGATAATTTATTATATTTCTTATACTTACGACGACAAACTTTCTTCACTCCACCAGAGAGAAGGAGGGGGGAAGGAAAAGAAAGAAGAGGCAAAAGCTCGATTAGCTTTTTTCTCTTTCGCTGCTTGTTTCGCTTTTCTGTTTCACTTCTTGGGCTACTGAACCGACAATGCGATATGCTCGCATGGTGCGACCGGGCGTAGGCTCCGTTATGATTTCCACGTCCCCTTGCTGCACTAACGTATCCATGAGGGTGCAGAAGCTTTTGGCATCCATTTTCATGCGTTTTAGTAGCACGCTGTGCGAAAGTTGGCCGTTGGGGGCGTTGCGTAATTTCCCCAACGCTTTGAGACATTCGGCATGAAATGGGTTTTCTGCAACGTGACCGGTCGCCATAAAGAGCATGCGCTTTGTTTGGTGCATCATAAAGGCCGATGCCCATTGCACAGCGGCTAGGCTAATGCGTGGCGACTGGTGATTTTCACTAACAGCGTACAGCAGCGATAGTTTACGAGTTTGTTCGCTGACTCGTCCCCAGACAGTTGTACCAACCGGATCGTTCTTGGCTTCCGCTTTGGCGTATTCGGCATCTGCGGCCAAACGCGTCTCGATTAGCAGTTGCTTAGCTTCGTCGGTATATTCGACCACAGCCGGCACTGGGTGAAATTGCTCCAGATTGCCTGTACCGGGTCGATAGTTGGCCCACCATTTGGCCGTACCCAAGACTCTTTGTGGTGGCGGATCAACGCTCGGCTCTTGCCCAGGTGATCGCGGCCCAGACTCTAAGACGACCATTCGCGCGAAAAAGCCGTTGGTCAGCATGCGTTCGCTAAGAGCTTGGTAATAGTGATTTGGGACTGCTGTACCAAAGATCACTAAACATGGCTGATCAATCGCTCCCGGTGATTCTTTGCCCGCTTTGCGACGCATCGAAAACACACTGTTTGCTGACGAATACATCGTCAGCAGCGTACTCATGATCGCTTCATGTCGAGCATCTTTAGCCTTGTTGATCGATTGTAGTATCGAGTCAATTTCATCTGTTTGAAACAGCATGCTGGGTGTCTGAAAGAGAGCATCTTGAATGCCTTCACCGGACGCAAATTGTCCTCCCAAACATTCAGAAAGGCCCACTTGATAGAGGATTTCTGCATTGACTTTGCGCGGTTCGTTTTTTCCTGAGCTGGAGTGAGCTAGGCCAAGTAGGTAGATATTGGTGCGATTATTGCCGGAATCGCGTACCTTGCGACCAGCAAGAAATGCCTGCAATGCTAGCGCTCCAGCAAATGCCATGACCGGATTCGGGTATGGTGCAACAGCTAGCGTGTGATCCATCAATTCGCTGATAAAACCTGGTACACGCAACATTTCAACAGGTGTTGGCCCAGGATCCACCATAGCGGGCGTAGCCGGATCTTCGCGGTCTCCAATCGACACAATCGCCGGCGTGCCGCCGTAACCTTCAGAGCTAAGCGCCCGGGCCGCTGCGACAAAGTCTCCGTTGTGTTCCAGGTATGTGTACACTGCAAACGGGCCGTAAGCTTTGCCCGGCTCAAAGGGTGCAGCATTGGAGCTAAAGACGTAAAAGACCCGATCTCGCAGTGTAGCCGACCATCCAACATCTCGACCGGGCCTGCGCCAGTATTCATTCTCACCAGACTTGACAAGCACCCAGCCGTGCTTGAGCAACACGTCTCGGACATCCCCGCGTTGGGCGTAATCGTCACCAGGGCGAAGACCATATGTTGGCGCAGCAGGCACTGGTTCAGGTTCGGGATCGGCATGATGTTCGTTCAGCGACCATGCCGCCGACAACAGTATCTCTCGCTCTTCAGCAGTAATGACCGGCAGCTCAGTAAGACTGCCTTGAACGATGCTGTACCCTTCAGATGGCCAGCACAAAAAAATGCCCCCCTCGCCACGAGTTTCAATGAATGTCAATAGGATCGACCAGTTTCCTTGAGCGTCCTTTCTTGGCAAAAAAGTTTTGCCGGCAATCGTAACTGCGTCCGCATTTGGCGTAATTAGCTTTCGTTGAGCAAGCTTGAGATTGCCACAGACAGGCGAATTGCAGCGATAAATGACGTGCTTGCCCCCAGAAGGCGTAGTCTCGATTGCCAGCCGCTCAAGCAGGTCTGGGGCCATTTCGCGCACCAAGCTGCACCATGGCTCGAACATCTCGGCGCTGAGGTCAAAATCAATCATCTCCAGATTGCCGGACACTGCACCGCATACAAGGCATAGCGACTGGTGGCGATTGGCAAACCAGCCACGCACTTCGGCACTAGTCGGCAGACGCTCTTGGTACGGTTTCCAAACGGACAAAGCTACACGCTTAGCGTCCCCCTCTCGCTTGGCAGGAAGCACACTTAGACCCGCACGAAGAAGAGCTTTGGCAATCTTGCCGAGTTCATTTGCATTGTTATTCATTTGTTAGTCTCTCCAGATCGTGCGAAATTACCACGGAATATCATCTTCTGTGGTATCAGCCACGCTTTCTGTGGCATCAGCCGCGTTGTAGCCGTACGGAAAACTGATTGCGTCGTCGTCTAGCAGTCCGGTGTTGCTAGTATCGTGGACCTCATCCAGACCGAGAAACTCTGGAATTGGTCCGAGTTCATAGTCAATAATTTGGTCGTACTCCTCGCCGCTTACCGATCGCACGGTGATCGAAAGCGTCGAGGCCAGCCCGCCAGCATTAGCAATCGCGACGGCTTCGGCAGCTGTTGCAGGCACCGGTTCATGCGACCGCTTGCTCCACCAAGCGACCGCTTTTTGCCGCGCAAAGCCTGTATGCTCAAAGCAGATCCACTCTGACTTGTATTCGTGCCAGCCGACCCGGTAATTGACCCGCATTGACCTTGGGGCGTCCTCCGGCGAACCACGCTTCTTATGGACGCTGTAAGACACGTCTCGCACAGTATACTTTTCAATTGTCACCTGGCCCGACAATATGCCGACACTGCTAGCCTTTGCTTCGTGCTTGCTGCGCTCAGACGACGGAAACTCGTAGCCACAATTGGGACAGCGTGCATAGCCGGCAGCAATGATGGACTGGCATTCCGGGCATTCCTTGGCCGGTGATTCTTTGCTTTTGGTGTCGCCGCGACTGGCAGTTTTGACCTTGATCAGATCTACCGGTCCATGTCGCAACACGTTGCCGCCAAAGTCAAGGACCAGGCAGTTTTGCTTGGCTGGATGCAGTCGAAATCCTCGACCAACCATCTGGTAGTAGAGGCCCGGCGACATCGTGGGCCGAAGCAAGACCACACAATCGACATTTGGCGCATCGAAGCCGGTCGTCAACACATTGACGTTGGCTAGATACTTCAGCGGCTTGGGGGCGGCGGTTGCACCAAAGTCAATTTGGAGTTGGCGTATCCATTCCTGATCGCGGAACCGAGAAATCAATCGGCTTCGTTCGTCGTCTGACGATTCCCCGCTGACAAAGCCGCACTCGATGCCGTGCCGTTCTTTCAGCACTTGCACGACGTGCTGGCCGTGCCGTATGCCCGAAGCAAAGATCAGAACCGCCTTGCGATCATGGGTATGTTCGACAATCTCAGCACAAGCGGCTTCAACGAGCCAATTGTCGTCCATCAGCTCTTCAACTTCATCGGCTACGAATTCACCCGCCCGGACGTGCAGGCCGCTAGTGTCGGCCCGTGCCTTGCCCGCTTTGGTGACAAGCGGGCACAAGTAGCCCTGGACAATCAACTCCCGCACCCCAACTTCGTAGCAAATGTGGTTGAGGATGCCGTCCGGCGTGCAGATAGGCCCCGACTTTAGCCTGTATGGCGTCGCCGTGAAGCCAATGACCCGCAGGTTGGGATTGACGACCCGGGCCTCGGCCAAGAATTGCTGGTACATGCCATCTCCGTCCGGCGGGATAAGATGCGCTTCATCCACGATCACCAAGTCAAACGGGTCAAATTCACAGGCCCGCTGATAGACCGACTGAATGCCAGCTACGATGACGGGATAGTCTGTATCGCGCCGCTTGAGGCCCGCCGAATAGACACCGTAGCTGACCTCTGGGCAAATGGCCCGCAGCTTGTCTGCTGTCTGCTCTAGCAGCTCTTTGACATGGGCTAAGATCAGGACGCGGCCACCCCATTGCCCGACTGCATCTTTGCAGATGGTTGCCATGACCGGTGTCTTGCCACCGGCAGTCGGAATGACCACGCACGGATTGTCGTCCCGCGTCCGTAGATGGTCATACACCGCTTCGACCGCTGCCTGCTGGTACGGTCGCAGCTCCATTACTTTGCCTCCGCTTCTTGGCCCAGGGCGGTGTCATCCATGTCTTGAACGGTCAGCGTAGCCTGAATTAGGCGAAAGCCAGCCACAAGTGACGGGCCGCCTGTCAGGCGCAGTATCTGTCGAGCAGCAGCAATAGCCCCCTCTTGATTCTCATGAAAGCTACCCAAGATTAAGCCTTGTTTATTTGTTGCTATCCAACCCTGTATTTTCATCTGGATTACTCCCAACTTGTTGCAGCACGACACGCACCTTGCCCGCCGGTGCTGCCGTTGCACATTTTTGAATATGAATTTCTACGATTTGGGCATCATCCGTGTACGCTCCGCCATGTTCGAGTGCATCGAGCAGGGCCTTCAGCACATTGTCGAGATCGCGTCGTTGGTGATCCGGCGGATGCACTGCCACTTGCACGGCCAGATTGCCGACGAGCAGACGAATTTGCATTGCTGCTAGGATTGCTACGACCTGACGCCGAAATCGTCGCTCCTCTCGGCTCATTAGCGTGCGATGGCCGATTCTTCGCCAAAGATGGTTTATGCTCGGCGGAAATGGCAGCTCAACTTCCATGAAGCATCCTTGATTGTGCAGGTAAGACGTGCCTGGTTCACATCGAACCAGGCACGCGAAAAACCAAGCCAAGCCATAACCAGCCTTGCCGGACCTGGCCCAGCCCCGCCAAGCCAGGCCAAGCCTAGCCTCGCCATGCCGCGCCTGACCTCGCCAAACCATGCCTGGCCTCGCCACGCCAAGCCACACCCTGCCGCGCCGAACCGCGCCCGGCCCGGCCCTGCCATGCTCCGCCCGGACCTCGCCGGACCTCGCCCCGCCCAGGCCCGCCAAGCCCGACCCCGCCGGACCAGGCCGAAGTAAAGCGAGCTATCTTTGTCTCGCCTTACTTCGACCTGGGGCGGTAAAAGTAGCCGGGCCACGCCTAGCCACACCAAGCCCGGCCAAGCCTCACCTTGCCAAGCCTCACCGCGACACGCCAAGCCCCACCCGGCCATGTCGGACCTCACCGGACCACGCCACGCCATGCCTGGCCTTGCCCCGTCTAGCCTGGCCACGCCCTGCCCCGCCGCGCCCAGTCGAGGTAAGGCGAGCTATCCTTATCTCGCCTTACCTCGACCGGGTATGGTCAAGGTGGCTCCGCCGAGCCAGCCCATATCGCGCCATGCCGTGCCCAACCTAGCCATACCATGCCTAGCCACATCCAGCTCTGCCGAACACCATCACGCCCAGCCAGACCGCGCCCAGCCAGGCCTCGCCCCGTCTAGCCTGGCCACGCCCTGCCCGGTCGAGGTAAAGTGAGACGAAGACAGCTCACCTTACCTTGACCGGGGGCGATAAAAATAGCCCGGCCCTGCCTCGCCGCGCCGCGCCGCACCAGGCCCGACCCGGCCACGCCATGCCCTGCCGTGCCGGGCCTCGCCCGACCCAGCCCCACCAGGTCCGGCCTCGCCCGGTCGAGGTAAAGCGAGCTATCCTTATCTCGCCTTACCTTGACCGGGCATGGTCAAGGTGGCTTAGCTTAGTTATGCCGGGCCGTGCCCTGCCATACCCTGCCAAGCCCGGCCGAGCCTCGCCCCACCCGGCCGTGCCCTGCCGTGCCCGGCCCTGCCCCGCCACGCCAAACCTGGCTCCGCCACGCCACGCCAAGCCCGACCGCGCCACGCCGAGCCACGCCCCGCCACGCCGTGCCACGCCGGACCCAGCCCCTCCTCGCCCCACCGGGCCCCACCGGGCCTCACCCCGCCACGCCGCGCCAAGTCCGACCGAGCCGCACCTGGCCCCGCCACGCCGCGCCGGACCCAGCAAAACCTTGCCCCATTCCCACAAACCAGCACATCTGCTGGTCGATGGGGATAGGGCGAGCATCCATGCCCGCAGAGCGTAGCCGCGCCACGCCTTGCCCTGCCATACCATGCCGAACCAAGCCGGGCCGGACCCAGCCCGGTCCAACCTGGCCGCGCCGCACCAAGCCCCGCCCCGCCTAGCCTGGCCACGCTTGGCCCCGTCAAGCCACTATTAGTCGCATACCTTAAACGATGCGACTTGGAACCGCCCATACGTCGGACGGAAGTCGCCTACGCCGATCAATCGGCCAGCATCCGTCAACAGCCCCAGTAGCATCTCCCGCGACACATACTCAGGCAAGTTGACCAGAAACACGAATGTTGCCTGCCAGCCAGCCCGCATCGCTGGCCTCACCCGCGTCACGCCGTTACGCTGCACTTGCACTCGGCAGCGATGTTCGTAGTCCCACTCAGTGACGCCTAGACTAGCTAGCGGCGTCAGATTGACCACCGCCGCTTTGACCAGGTCTTGGGCCGACTTGCGAGGACTGCGTGGATCCTGGCGAAACTTGGCGGCTCCGATCACTGCCTGCCGCAAGTATTCGCCCGGCAGGCATAGTTCGCTCTTGTCGTTGCGATAGACGTAGGACTCTACGTCGTCCTGCTTCTTGGCCGCTGACCCCTTGGCGGCCTTGGCCTTGGCCTCGACCGCTTCGCAGTTCCAGCGATGGAACAGGATGTCGGCCTCCCCCCGAATGACCACCTCGACCCGATACGGCAGAGACAACGCAATTGTCTCGGCAGCACCGTTGCTCACTTCGGGGCCAATAGCCGTAGCTGACGTAGCCTTTTCTTTTGTCGCCATGTCATGTTCTCCTTTTGTAGTTAACTCTCATTAACGTTTTCATTAACGCTTCCACGGTGGCGTAGTTGGTTTGCCGGTAGCCGACGGGGTGGCTGTCTTGGCGTCCTCGGTCAGAGCGGTCCTAGACGAGTAGCCTTTGATCTCATTGCTGATCTCGCCGGTGTCCTGCCGCTTTTTGCAGCGGACATGAACCACCAGCGGCAGGTTGTGCAACTCGACCGAATCCTTGGGCGTCAGCACACCGACAGCTCGGCAGATGGCCGCCAACTCCATTCTGGCGATCTGCACTGCCGTCGAGTTCGGGTTGTCAAGATTGAGCCGCGACCACAGATAGCGGCCCTTGTAGTCGCCCTCGATGATCTCAAAGGTTAGTTGCAGATAGCTGCCCGTGCCCGCCTTGTTCGGCTTCATTTCCGATTCGGTGATGACGGCCACATACTTGCCCGCCGGGATCGGTTCAAAGCCGCCCGATTGTTCCACTTGGTTGGCGTCAAATCCACGCAAATCAGCCATGCTCGGTCTCCTTTAGGTTAGGGTGGTTGGTTAGGCGTTTTTGTTCAGCAGCTAGGATATACTCTTCAGCGGCTTCCCAAAATTTCAGGGCAGCTGCTCGCAGAGAGCCGTTTTCTCTTTCATCGATGTTCACCACGACGCGAGCCAAAACGTATAAAGGGTCGCACAAACTGTATACAGCATGCTCTAAAGCGACTTCAATAGCTTGGGCTACGACCGCGTCACTGTTGAGACCAGCAAACGGGTTATAAACCTTTTCGTCATGTACCGTAGCCGAGACAGCCCAATTCTCGGCACGAATACTCACCTTAATCATCACCACCCCCTTTTTTCGTATGACCAGCAGTAGCAGATAAAGCAGAGATGAATGCTGCCCAGGACAAAGGCAGCTCCTCGGTCAGGCAGTATCGGTTCTTGGCGACACAACTCGGTCCGCCGACAGTACGAAGGATCCGATCCCCACCATCCTTGCCAATGGCATGGGCAATGGTCCGCTTGCGACCAAAGCCGGCATCCTCGCTAGCCGTGCGAAACTTCCGCGTGGCAAACAGCACCGCATCGCACCACTCGGTTACAAGCGAGGCCGCGTGCTTGTGCAATCGCGGCGAGTAGCGATCATAGGGCGGAGCTTCGGGATCCTCAAACTTTTCGACCTTGGCGTGAGCGATCAGCAGCACGACCATCTCTCGTTGATTACGCAGTAGGTCGAGCAGGTCAATGACCTCACGCCAATACGTTAGGGCGTGCATGTAGCCCCGAGCATACCCCCCGTCCGCCTTCTCAATGTTCTTCACGTTGAACTCTTGGCATACGCGGTCCCAGATCAGCCGCTCCAGCCAATCTAGTGAATCGATGACAACCGTCTCGAAGTCGTGCGGCTGTAGGCGGAGTTCCGTGAGCGCAGCTAGCACGTCGTCAAAACTGGTGGCTAGCGGAAACTTGGCCGCGTCGATCATGTCAAGGCCGTCTTCGGTTGGAATAAAAATCGGACTGGGGGCTTGTGATCCAATGGTGCTGTTGTGAGTCAAAATAAAATCATCTGTGACATAGAGCGAATCGAGTGCGTCGATGCGGATGCACTGACACTCTTTGCGCCCAACGTACTCTACGTCCCGAATGGTGTGAAGGATTCGCCACTCTGCCACGCCCCACTTCGCTAGATGCTTCTCGGACGAAACTGGCGTGATCTCCGGCGGGAAGGATGCGTAAATTCGGTAGACGAGTTGGCAATTATGCCTCACGCCATTCTTAGTGTACGAACCGCGTCTCGTTGTCACTCGTGCCGATCCGCCCAGAGACCGGACGAGGAAGCAAAAGTCTCGGGCCAACTGAGGACTGACGGTGCAATACTCCACTGAACCGGGGTACACGACGTACCCGTCGCTGTCGATTAAGCCACGCAACAGTTCCAATCGCTGCGACACCGAACCGAGCAGGTATATCGGCGGCACAAACTTACTCTCGGCCATTGCGTCGGCTAAGCCCAGCTGGACGAGTGCGGCTTTGAACTCCGTCCCCGTTCGGTCGGCTGAGACCAGCCGCATGTGCATCCGGTCGTAGAGGCGGACACGGTCGCCATCGACCGCCACCGCTGCACGAACGCGATCCTGGATGTCGGCTTCGGGATTGGTGATGATGGTGCTGGTGCCGGTGTGTCCATCCCCCAGGTACATCCCGAGTAGCCACGGATCGACGGGCAGCGACTTGGTCTCGAACTCCACTGGCCGGACGCGGGGCACGGCATGGTTGAAATGCGTCCCGTACCGAAGCGATTTTCGAATGTCCCTCAATGCCCTCACCGCACCGCGCAAACCGTGATCTCGCTCGCCTTTTGTAGTGGTAAACCACAGGTGATCATCGCAACACTCCGTGGACGAGCCGTCGCGGAACGTGACGCGAAAGACTTCCTTGGTTCCCTGGGGATAAACGCCCAGGACCGAGCAAGGACGTCCGTTGGAACCGATGACCAGATCGCCGACGCGGAGTTGCCCCAACTCCACAAAACCTGTGGGGGTAAGAACCTTTGCCGTCAGTGGCTGGGCCTTTCCAATACCCGGAATACCGTAAATCAGTAATCGAGGCGGTCTTGCGACACGGCCACGCTGTACTTTACTCAGCAGACTCATAGATCTCCTTTCGCGTTAGTGGTGGTTCAAAGAGCGGAACTCCCCGTTCTACTCTGCGAGCGTAGGCCGCAACACGAGCGGCCTTGATGGCTGTGTATCTTGGATCGCCGTCATATCCGTGCAGCTCACGCAGTCGCCGCCTCTCGGATTTGCACTGCCCGCAAATCCACTTGCGAGGAGTGCTGTATGGGCGACCGCAATCAATACATCGCTTAATTTTTTTCATGAGCAAGTCTCAATCCTTTGTTGTAAAGCACAACCTACGGCTGACACCATCAGCCACTCACCGATGACATTTTCATACTTGACTCTCTACTGTCCCTTGATATTGTCGTTCGTCAAGTGGTTTTTTGGGTTTTTTAGTTTTTTTTGTGCTGCTATTGCTGCACGCGGAATCAACCAGCGGCCATACATGAGCTGCGCACCCGGCAGCTTGCCCCGCTGGCAAAGCACCACAACTCTCTGACGCGACACCCCTAATATGGCAGCAGCGTCGCGAACGCATACATGAGTATCGATTAAATCAGCCAAAATATCTTCAGGCATATAATACTCCTTTTACAAAGCCAACTATGTTTCGTGCAGCCGTATGGGTGCATTGCGGCGGCCATAAGAACCCCATGCTATTATTTCGCCCCTGAGGGTTAGGGTTAGGGCTAGAGAGTGATACCAGCCCGCACTAATAGCCACGGCACGCAAACCTTCAGGGACTCGACACTGGTAATAGCCATTGTCGCCCCAGGCCACCACATTTCCCTCAGCGGTGAGGGCTAGAGAGTAACACCTAGAAGCGGCAATAGCAATAGCACGCAGACCAGCAGGTACACAGCATTGCCGAAATTCATTGTCGCCCCAGGCAACGACCTCGCCTTTTGGCGTCAAGGCCAACGAATGGTAGCCGCCAGCAGCAATAGCTACAGCCCGCAAGCCAGCCGGCACCTTGCATTGGCGATAGTCATTGTAGCCCCAAGCTACTACTTGGCCCTCTTTGGTTAGAGCAAGAGAGTGCCCCCAGCCCGAAGTGATAGCGACGGCACGAAGCCCGGCAGGCACTTCACATTGCCTGAATTTGTTGTCGCCCCAAGCGACCACTTCGTTGCTGGCTGTTAAAGCAAGAGAATGCCGCCATCCTGCAGCGATGGCAATAGCTCGCAACCCTGCCAAAACATCGCATCGCCGCAAATCATTACAGCTCCAGGCGACAACCCGTCCCCTGCGAGTCAAAGCCAAAAAGTGGCGACTGCCGGCAGCGACGGCAATAGCTCGCATACCAATCGGCACGTTGCAGTATTGCTGGTCGCTGTATCTCCAGCTGACCACATAACGCCTGTCGGTAAGACCTAGCGAGTAGTCCCACCCTGCTACAATGCGTCCTTGCAAACGCAGAGCGGCAGCAGCTAGAGGATAGCCCTCATCTTCATACCAATCAGCCTGAATGGCTAAGGCTAAATGATAGGGAATATCATCTTTTAAAATATCTAAAACTAATTGCATTATTACATTATGCCTCTCATGTTGATGTAACGTCATGTTGTAAGACCTGGTCCCCAAATAATGACGTGTCCTTCTGGGGTGAGTGCTGAGGAGTGTCGCCAACCTGCGGCGATAGCGACGGCTCGCAGGCCGTCGGGCACCTGGCGCTGACGGTATGTATTGTCGCCCCAGACCACTACCCTGCCTTCCGGGGTAAGAGCGAGTGTGTGGTTATACCCTGCTGCGATGGCGACAGCCCTTAGGCTGGGGACGACTTGGCACCGGTTATTGTTTCTCCAGATCACCACCCGCCCCTTTGGGGTGATGGCGAGGCAGTTGCTATATTTTGTGGCGATTGCGGCGACGCGCAGGCCGTCGGGCACCCGACATTGGTGTTCGTGGCCCCATCCCCAGGCTACTACGCGGCCCTCGCGAGTCAGAGCCAGAGAATGGCGGGCACCAGCAGCGATAGCGACAGCGCGCAGGCCGTCGGGCACCTGACATTGGCGTTGGTAGTCGGAGCCCCAAGCTGCTACCCGCCCCTCGCGAGTGAGAGCCAAGGAGTGGTGGCCACCTGCGGCGATAGCGACGGCGCGCAAGCGGCTAGGTACGTCGCACTGGTTATTGTTATTATTCCCCCAGGCGACGACTTCGCCCTCTGGAGTAAGGGCGAGAGAGTGTGACCACATGGTAGCGATGCGCCCCTGCGACCGCAAGGCCGCTGCGGCTAGAGGCAGGTCGTTATCGTCGTACCAGTCGGCTTGGATGGCCAGTGCCGTCTGGTACGAGAGGCCATCCTGGAGTAGCGGTAGAATCAAGTGCATCACGCATTCCCAAATGAAGGTATAGGATGCTGGCAATACTCTTCGTCGCCCCAAATTACTACTCTACCTTTTGGCGTAAGAGCCAGAGAATGCCGCCAGCCAGCAGCAATAGCGATAGCCCGTAGGCCACGGGGCACGGCGCATTGTTGGCGTCGATTATCGCCCCAGGCTACTACTTCTCCCTCCGGGGTGAGGGCGAGGGAGTGACTGTAGCCCGCAGCGATAGCGACAGCCCGCAGGCCGTCGGGCACTTCACATTGGTCGTGTTCATTATCACCCCAGGCTACCACTTGGGCCTCTGGGGTGATTGCGAGATTGTGGCTACAACCCACAGCGACGGCAACAGCCCGCAAGTTGCGGGGCATGCCGTATTGGCTATACGGATTGCTGCCCCAGGCTACCACTTCGCCTTGAGAAGTAAGAGCCAGGGAGTGACTATAGCCCGCAGCGACGGCAACGGCGCGCAAGCGGCTAGGCACGTCGCATTGTTGATGTCCGTTATCGCCCCAAGCTACTACTTGGGCTTCGGGAGTGATTGCTAGGGAGTGGCTATAGCCCGCAGCGATTGCGACAGCACGCAAGCCATTGGGGATATTGTAGTTATAGTCGTTATCACCCCAGGCTGCGACCTGGCTATCCGGGGTGATAGCTAAAGAGTGGCTGTAGCCAGCAGAAATGGCTACAGCGAGTAGGCCGCTAGGGACGTGGCATTGGAAGAAACCATTATCGCCCCAAGCCGCTACGACCCCTTGGGGAGTAAGAGCGAGATTGTGGCCCCACTTGGCAGCGACGCGGCCCTGCGAACGCAAGGCCATTGCTGCTAAGGGCAAGTTAGCATCTTCGTACCAGTCAGCCTGGATACCCAACGCCAACTGGTACGACAATCCATCCTGGAGCAAGGGCAGGATTAGGTTCATCGCTTCGCTTCCTCTTGGACGGTTTTCCTATAACAATCTCCTTTAGGTAAAAGTCTATTCCGTCTCTTCAATTGCTTCTAAGTGGGCTGGGCAAACCCACCGCCCGGCGATCAAATCCCAGCCCTTTTCTAGGGCTAGGACGGCGGCTTTTTCTGGGGTGAAGGCCCGGGGGCCGCTGCAACTACATCCCCGGTCGCTGGCAGGCCAGTTGGCCTGGCAGGTGATACGATACATATTGACTCTACAAACCTCGTAACTCATAGTTGCACCCCTCAAAAGGATCAGATTATGCCCCGGCACTGCCGGGGCCAGGATCACCGGATCACTCCGAGCCGGCGCGACCCAACGAAGTCACCAGATCGGCTGTACGAGGATAGCAGCACAACAGCATCCTTGCCCTTCGAGAAGTGGTCGTCCGTCCGAAACTGTTTGGCAAGTGCCAACAGTTCGGCCACCAGAGCCTCCCCCTCTACTTGAGGGGGGCGACCCAGTGATGCCCGGCGCAGCAGGCCGGTTTGGCCTAGGACATCGACGCCTAGGCCGCTGCTTCCATGCGAGAACTCGATCACCAGCGGTGTGTCCGCCGATGGCTCAACAACCTCCTGACGCTCCCCAACAAGGGCGTCGATGGTGTCATGGTCGCACTGCGGCGCTATCGCGCGCCGCAACCCTCGGGCATCCCCTTCGACCGCCGGGAGGGTGAGGTAGTGCCCCCCGGTCACGAAGACCGTCATCTCGTTGTCCGCGCCGGCTTCCAGCTCGGCACGGAGCCGCCATGCATCCTCACTGCTGGCTTGAAGGGCGACATCTTCCGCCCGTCGTCGGGCGATTAAGTACGACATATCGTTCGCCATTTTTCTTCTCCTTTACATAGGGTGCCCGGGCTACACATCCGGGCACCCCTCGTCACCAGTCATACGTTACTTCCATTGATTGAATATACTGAATTAACGGATGCTTCCCGACATGGAAGGCATATCCCGTGTACTCATTTTTAGACCCAACTAGGACGATATCTTTGCCGATACGACCAATGCCAGCGGCCTTAATAATGCGTTTTCTGCCGAATAATCCATCGCTCTTCCTCCTTACCCGGCAACCGGCCGGGTCCGGAATGCGGTGACTGTCTGCGCCCGGGCTACCCACCGGGCCGCCGCATTACCAGAGCAGGGCATATGTCCTGCTCCGTGGGTCTGCGTTTAGGGTAGTCGTTTAAACCACCCATTCGGCGCGGGAAATCACGCCATCAATCGTCTCTTCAGAGACCTCATCGGGAGAAACGCCTTCCGGTGCCGCGATGTATTCCCGAATTTCATGGGCAAGCGCTTGGTGCGCGCTGTGGCGGAAGTCCGCCACTTGAAAGGCGGTGGCTTGCCAGCCGTCCGCACCGTAGGCAAAGACTTGGCAGTTGGCTTGCCGCCAGTCGGCGGCTACAGCAATAATGTCTCCAAAGGCGGCGACGGCAAGAACCGTGAACGAATTTTTCGGGGCTGGTTTCAGTTTCATCTCTTTCTCCGGGTTTGGGTTAGGTTTTTCTCTCGACACCATCATTGTAGACTCGCTATTGTCATCCGTCAACCCCTTATGGAAAATTTCTTTCTTTTTGTAAATGCTTGTAGCATATACACTTAAGGCGGAATGGACACCAGCTCTCAAAAAAATTTTGCGATTTTTTTTCGAGCAAATGAAGGGATTGTAGTCGTGCCAACGGCCTAGGCTGGTTCGAGGGCATGATGGCCGCCAATGTGAGCATTGTGGCGATGCTGGTGTCGGATCTGCGTCGTCTAATCACCTTAGCACTGGATGCGCCAATCCAACTTGCGGCCAGACGCGACAGTCCGCATTCCGTGATTGCTGAGATCTAAGCAATACATCAATACAAATTTATACAATCTTTCCTTCAAGAACTCTTTTATTTTCCACCTCAAAGCTATCTTTTGTTATTTGCACAAAGGCAAAGCCCAAATTCCAATTGTTCAGCGGGCAGTATCTTGGTGTTAACTGGCACAAACAGCCAACACTCCAGGCGGCCTCTGATCGACCGCGAATGTCCCGCTCATGATGCTCGCTGGTCCGATGCCAATGGCCACACATAACGACAGACCGGGCTTTGAGGTACAACCCTCGTGCCGGGTTTACCGGCGTGCTAATCCCACCGCGATATTCGTGTCCATGAATCACGTTTAGTCGCCCAAGACGAATAACCCGCCGGTCGCCAACCCAATCAATCCCCAGCTTGCCACAATGGAGCAGATCAGGCACTGAAAGACCTTCCAATCCAAAGATCGCAGGGGCATTTTTTATAACGTATCGAATCAATCTTTCTTCATGATTGCCTTCTTTAAAAATGATATGCGCACGCGGAAATCGCTTACGCAACCAACGAAGAAATTGCAAGGTGATTTCTATTTCTTCAACGTATCTAAGTGCTTTCGGATCTTTGTCATGCTCACTGATTTCATGACTGTCTAACACGTCGCCGTTGAGTAGGATTCCGTCTACTCGGCGTTTGGCAGCTGCATCAACAGCAATCTCGATGGCACGTCGATCATGATAGGGAATGTGCAAATCAGATAGGATCAGCCATCTACCGCATGCGTCAATATCGTGAGTTGTATATTTTGCCGTCAGCGGATCAGGACATGTCAGGTTATTGGTGGCTCGCTTTTTCTTTTTTGCTGACGTAGACATATCTAGTTATCCACAGATTATATGGAGTGGTTCTACATCTCCACAGAACATGTACGAATTAGCCAAAACCATGCCCCCAAAAGGAAACTAGCGGGACGCCGATTCGAGCGAGAATGACTAAAAGCGATCTCGAAAAAATCAAAAAAATGGTGTTGTCGCTTGACAACTAGCCGACACGCGATTACTATAAAAGTGTCGAGAGCAAAACCTCTAACTCGAACCTGAAAAGGAGAATTAACAATGGCTACGAAACTCGGCTTTCTGCCCACCTGTAACACTCCGACCGAAAGAATCGTCACCAGTGACGGCCAGATGGTCGTGAAACACACCTGCGGCTGCACGAAGGTCTATGGCCGCTACCAAGGCGTGGGCGTCCGCAGCCTGCTCAGCACCACCGTGTGCGACGATCGGGTCTCGACCTGCTCAGAGTGCGGTCGGCAGACCTACCCACATTCCGATTGCCAGTGTGAATGACATTCAGCCAGCGTTCGCCCCGTTGGCTTGACAAAAACTGACGCCGCTCCGTATCGGGGCGGCGTTCGTCATTTCTGCAATCGAAATATACCTGTCCTGCCACTCGAATCGTAGTAAGTGCCCTGCCACGCTCCCGGTTCGACCTCAGCAGTCCAGTGCAAGATCCATGCATCAGGCAACGGCTGGCCAAACACGTCGGCCATTTGCTCTTTCACTACTAATGTGTCACCGTCCATCCGCCAGGTGCCTGCCCACAGAGGCCGCTTACTGTTGCAATTGCCGGCCATGTAGCGACCGTCAGCATGAAAGCGTGCCCAGTAAGTGCTGCTGCCATGCACCATCACCCAAGTAGTGCCAGTAAGCGGCGGTCGAGGTTTCGGACGTGGCAGCGGGGCCGCAATAAGCAAGCCTGCCACAAAAGCAAGTAAGACGAGTAGTCGCATCACTCAGGCCCCTGCTTAGGTAGCTCAGCCATCTGGAGCAATCGCTTAGCCCACTCGACCGCAACGTCGTCCAGCTTGTTGGGCGTCAAGGCGGCCACCGTCACAAGCGCATTGAGCAACAGCCGGACTCCGGGCCGTTGAGCCAATTTGTCCGGCAGCGGCACATTAGGGACCGTCGGAGGCACAGGGTTAATCGGCACTGCTGGATCTGCCGGTTGAGACGGTGATCGTTTGTCCAGCAGTAAGTCTTGCAATTGGGGCACAAGGCGCAAAGCCAATACCGTGCCGCCTACAGCCAACAAAACATGGGTCAATAAATCAGGCATGTTCACTCCTTTTTAAATCCAACAGCAGCATGATAGCTGCACAGGCGAACAGAACGTAGGGCAAAAGTGGTATGGGCGGTGCAATCTTTGTCGCGGGTTGTGGCGTGATCGAAGGCATCACCGGTATGGCATCAAGCTCCTCGTCAGGCATCTCACGCGGCATGTGCAGCATAGTAATTTGTTCAGCATTGCTAGACTGTTGTTGCTCAGCGAGCTTTTTCTCTAGCCACTCACGGGCATACGCTCGCAGTTCAAGTCGCAGTTCCGCTTTGAGCTTCTCGACATCGACCGGCGGCTGATCAATCACACGGGGCGATTCAACCGCCGGAGCCGGGAGAGTAGTAGGAGCAGGTTGAGGAGCATAAGCCGGAGGTGTGTAAATCGTCCGACCGGACGCGCACCCCGCTACCCCCCACTGGCCCGCCAAAATTAGGACCAAAGCGAGCATTATTTGGCCCCCTTGCGTAAAAACACGAGATAGATCAGGATGGCTCCCACCACCCAATAAAACCACGGCACCTGTTGCAGGTCTGGCAAGCTAGGCAGCAATGGCGACGGCCCGTCCGGGTTGGGCCTCGGCCCCGGTTTGGGCGTCAGGTCTGGATCCTTGCTAGGATCGTAGGGCTTTTGCTCAATTGCACAGGCCAGCCACTCCGGCCCGTGATATTTCCCGTCATGGTTGCGACCTAGCACCTTACCATCGGCCCGCATCACATAAATATCCACATCCCCTGAAGTGACAAATCCTGCTTGCTTGACGAGTGGGTGATCGTCAGGGTAGGCGTTGATCACCAGTTTGTCGCTTAACGCTTTAAGCCGCGGCTTAGTAAAATCATCCAGCACCTTGCGACGTGCAGCCTCATCGCCAATCAACACCAAGCGAATCTTGCCCGAATCATCAGGGACATAATTGGCGAGCAAGACCGCATCTACAGCTTCGCGGGTTGTCTCTTTCCCGTCAATCGAGTAGCGTGGCTCAGGCGAGAGTTTAGAAGCATCCACCCCTGTGGGCAAATTTTCTTCGACATCAGGCAGTGCAAGCCAGCCCGCCACACAAAGCAAAATCGCCAAGGTCAATTTCAACAATGTTTTTAGGTTTAACAGTTCAAGCATAATCAATCTCCATTAAAAGGGGCCGGGGGGACACCCGGAGTGATTAGCACGATCACCCAATCGAGAATGCCCGCACGACGACCTTCCTCTAAAGTCATCCACTCATAAGCATTCTCGCCGATGTAGTTGTTGTCCAAGATGGCCACTCGTTCGCCATCGCAATGAACCAGTGAAACCATGTGTGCGATTCGCTGGCCGCGATATCGCCCGGTAGGTGAAATCGAGTAGGTCACGGCTGGCACCCGTCCCGCCTGGGCCGCCCGTTGGATAAGCCCCCAATCCGTGCGTTCGGCCTGAATGTAGTGCGGCACGGGTAGGCCCTTTTCGCGGGCGTAACGCTCGATCATTTGTTTAGTCTTGGATGGGTAGCTACCACCTGGGAAATTGCGCATGTAATGAAACAGGCCCGCAAAAACTGGATCGCCCTGCATCAGCCCGGTGTGTCGCATCGAAGCAAACACACACAGCCCCGCCCCATCGCTCCCGCCCGCGTTTTTCTGATGCCACTGGGCAGGGATGGCACAGCGTGCCCGCACGCCATCACGAGATACAGGGCCAGAGACGTACGCGCCTACCGTGTCGCCGTAGACGACCGACGAAGCCCTGGGCTTCCAAGCCAACGCCCACAGAACAAGCACACTTAGGCCGCACAGAATCAGCCACGGCCCAAAACCATCACTCTTTGGTTTCTTCATCGGGCACCTCCACCGGCGAAGAAGGAAACAGACGTAAACGCAAGACGTTGAATGCCCAAGAAGCGAAAGCTGCCCCCATGGCACCGGCAGCAGCCTTATCCGGCACAAAACCAAACAGCACAAGCAGGTATGCAGCCACCATGCCCACAACAGCGATGAATGCGCTGCGCACTTCCTTGGATTCCCAGATTTGCTTGATCAATTCATTCATTGCTTTTTCCCCCATGACAGAAACACGACACATAACAACATCACAACAAGCGTTGTGCCCACCGCTCCAGTGGCCACGCCACCCCAGAAAGCCACCTGCAAAGCCTTACCTTCCAGTTTTACAAGCGTCGCTTCGGCATCTACCTTGATGACAATAGACCGGTTAGCGATGATTCTCTCCAAACGGTCAAGCGCCTCATTGGCGTCAATTTTAACCGTTATGGGTTTCATCAATTGACCTACGTCTTTATTTTCAGACATGCTTGATTCCCCATAAATTGCCATGCGGCAATCTATGGGGAATCTACACTACTCAAGCACAACCATACCTTTGGCCAAGGTGAATTTGCGTCCTGTATCTGCAAGTGTAGCGACTAGTTCGTATGGTGCCTCGTGGATTTGTGCCGATACCGTGCGGCTCATCTCGATCCGCACTTTTTTGTTGCTACCGGTTGCTACCACGATTGTGGCCGGGATGAGCAACGATCCTCCGTTGACCACCAGTGTGACGGTCGCCCCCGTTAGTACCGGCCAGCCCGCACCGTCTTCCTCCCACTCGGGAACAGCCCGATCCGAAACGTAGTAGTCGTCGCCCGGCGTAATGAAAAGTTGCTGTCCGCGAGGCGATAGGGGGGAACGTATCGTAATCCTCGCCGAACCCAGACCAGCAATGACGCCCTGAGTAGTGCCATTGACGATTAGCGTAACGTCGGCCCCTTGAATGACCGCCGTCGCGTTGGCATCCACACGCCCTAATGTAAATGTCAATTGATCTGTCTTGGCTTTGATGGTTGTTGTATGCGTGTCCAGCTGATGCAGCTTTTCACCGGTCGATCCGCTGCTTGTGTAAGAAGCGGCAGTAGCGTCCCAAACTCCCGCTACAATTTGGGCAACAGTGGGCGGACTATTGGTTAGCGTGCCCCCTGTGATCGTGCGTGTTGTGTGACTCCACACTTCAGCAGCATCGAGTGTGGATGTACCGATGCTTGCGGGGAAAGTGACGGCTGCACTAGCATTCGCGGCTTGTCCAGCAATCTGGATGACGTTGGCATTGACGGTGCTTGTCAAAGTGCGGCTCGTGTGCGACCAAATATCTGCTACACTGGGAGCGGCCCCTGAAGTCAGGGTGCGACTCGAATGACTCCAAATGTCTGCCACGCTTGGAGCGGCCCCTGAAGTGAGAGTACGGCTGGTGTGGTTCCATACTCCTGGAGCGTCCAAAGTGGATGTACCGATGTTCGCGGGAAACGTCACCGCATTGCTAGCATTTGCTGTTTGTCCAGCGATCTGCACTACGTTGGCGTTCACGTTACCTGTCAACGTGCGACTCGAATGACTCCAAATGTCCGAAACGCTGGGTGCAGCTCCCGACGTAAGGGTTCGTGTGGAGTGGCCCCAAACGCCAGAGGCATCGAGGGTCGATGTGCCGATGGTTGCAGGAAACGTCACCGCACTACTAGCATTTGCTGTTTGCCCGGCAATCTGGATGACATTGGCATCAACGCTGCCCGTTAAGGTACGGCTTGCATGGCCCCATACTCCAGCAGCGTCTAGAGTAGATGTGCCCACGTTTGCAGGAAATGTCACTGCCCCATTGGCGTTAGCCGTCTGACCCGCGATCTGAACAACGTTGGCATCCACGGTGTCGGTGAGTGTTCGTGTCGTGTGACTCCAAATGTCTGCTACACTCGGAGCCGTCCCAGAAGTGAGAGTGCGGCTGGAATGACTCCAAACTCCCGAAGCATCCAGAGTAGACGTACCAATGCTCGCAGGAAAGGTTACGGCACTGCTGGCATTTGCCGTTTGTCCGGCAATCTGGACGATGTTGGCATCCACATTACCCGTCAGCGTCCGCGAGGAATGACTCCAAATGTCGGCTACGCTGGGTGCCGCTCCTGAGGTGAGAGTACGAGTCGTATGCCCCCATACTCCCGCAGCATCGAGAGTAGACGTACCAATGTTTGCGGGGAACGTCACAGCGGCGCTGGCATTAGCTGTTTGTCCGTCAATCTGTACCACATTCGCCCGCACGTTGGCACTGGTCGTGGCCGTGCCTCCCCAATGGGTCGTGTTTACTTCGGGCCGACCTCCACTGAAGATGCCCGCCGTACCACCAAACCGAGTGACGTTGGCGGCAATAGTGTTGTTGCTGTCTAACACTGGCAAACCACCTGCACTGTCAGCAGCTGCGTCGGGCAGCACTCCTGACGTTTGCAACGGCAAGCGAGTGGTAGGGACGGTCAAAGCAACCGCATAGGCATTGCTGGCACTGAGAATCAGGCCTAACATCGCACAATCGGTCTCACCCTGGGTGGGAACGTATTCCCACACCCCATCGCTGACGTGATTCAAAGTTCCAGC